AGAACGCTAAATAATAAGAAACGCCGAGTGGTGACACGAAGATGGCAATTAAGATTTCAGGAACTACTGTTATTGATGACAGTAGGAATATACAGAACATTGGAGTTGCAACTGCTACTACATTCAGCGGTAACCTAACAGGTAATGTAACTGGTAATGTCACTGGAAACGCAACGGGTCTTTCTGGTACACCAAACATTACTGTTGGGAATATTACTGGTACTGCAGCAACATTCACTGGTAATGTATCAATTGCTGGGACATTAACATACGAAGATGTAACCAATGTAGACTCCGTTGGTTTGATTACTGCTAGAGTCAGGTGTAAAGGTAACTGCTGGGGTGTTGATATCACTGCTGGTGGTTTAAACGTAACTGCTGGCGTATCAACACTAGGTTCTGTTAAGGTTTCTTCTGGTATTGTAACGGCAGCTACAGGTATTGTTACATACTATGGAGACGGTCAATATCTAACTGGTGTTGCTGCCGCAGGTTCAGGCGGTTCAAACGATATCACTTCTAACCTATTCTTCTAAATACAAAAAAGGACAAGACAATGACGCTCAAGAAGACTAAACTACTCAATGTAACTTCAGTCACAGGTATTGCAACGGTTGGTATCTTAACTGTAGGAACAACTTCTACTGGTGGTGGTGTTGGTATTGCATCAACCACTTATATTCGTAGTGTTGTAATGCATAATACTGGTCTTGGAACTGCAAGAACATCACTTTACATTTATCCAAGTGGTGTTGCTGCTACTGGTGTAGGTGTGACAGCATATAGAGTTTTAAGAGTTGATTTAGCACCAAGCGAAACAACATTCTTTTTGAAACTAACTATCCAATCACACTGACGAACCAAGATAAACTTGTTGTAGAAGTTCTTCAACCTGATGTTGGTGGTGCTGGTATTGGATCTGCAGTTAATTTCCTGGTTAATGGCGATACTGATATTTAATTATGGTCTGTTAGAGGAATTGGAAATTCAATAGCAACATTTAGAGATCGGTTCAATAGAACTGGAGCAAGGGCTTGCTAATCCTTATGTAGTTCCTCCTTTTTCTGCAACTGGCGGTAACGTAAGTGCTCTGGCCTCCAGGAAATGGATATAAGTATCATACTTTTACTTCTCCAGGAACTTTTACAGTTACAAGTGGTGGAACTATTGAAATTTTATTAGTTGGTGGAGGAGGTTCTGGAGGATCTTCTCGGAGGAGGCGGCGGTGGCGCTGGCGGGGTCGTATATGTAACCAATATGACCATAAATCCGGGACCATATTCCGTTAGTATTGGTCCTGGTTATGGAGGATTTAATCGCGGTCCAAATGTATGGGATAGAACTAATAGTCCACCATATAGTAGTCCAACTCAACAACCAACTGGAGGTCCAACAACTTTTGGGACAAACCCAAGTCCAACATATTTGGTTGCACTTGGTGGAGGAGCAGGAACTCCGATGGATGGATCGCAAAGAGCCAGGAGGTTCTGGTGGTGGTGGATCCAGAGATAATGTTGCAGGTGGTGTTGCTACTCAACCAACTGCTAATCCAGGATTTTCAAATGGATCTATAACTCAATATGGAAATGCTGGTGGACCATCTTCGGCTGGATTTTTCCCAGGTGGTGGTGCCGGTGGCGGTGGTGGTGGTGGTGCCGGTGGAACAGGAACTACAAGTAGTGGTCCAGGAAATGGAAGTGACGCTGGCAATGGTGTTCAGTTTCCTCAATTTACTGGAACACTTATTGGCGTTCCTGCATTATCTCCATTAAGTGGTTATTTTGCTGGAGGTGGTGGTGGTGGTAATGATGGTAAAGATGTTCCTGGTGGATTAGGTGGCGGAGGAAATGGTGGTCGTGGAGACTCCAAATTTTGGACCTAATAATCCTGGTGGAAATGGTGTGAATAACTCCGGTGGTGGAGGTGGTGGTGCAGGATCTGGTCCAGGAGATAGTGGAAGTAGTGGTGGTGGTGGATCAGGTATCGTCATTATCCGCTACCTAGCATAAATATTCAAAAAACGCTATAAGATGTCTCTTCGTTCTTTTAATAATCCAATCGCTGCATTCATAGATTATCTTTCCAGAACGGGGACTGATGCATCAACTGAAGCTTTATTTGGTATTCAAGGAATAACAGCAACTGGTGGTACAATTAATGACTATACTGTAGGTGAAATCTCTTATAGATCACATACCTTTTTAGATCCTGGAAGTTTTGATATCAGTTCTTTGGGGTCATTTTCTGCAGATGCTTCTTTTGAAGTTTTGATGGTTGCCTGGAGGTGGCGGTGGTGGTGGAGGGCAATATCACGGAGGTGGTGGTGGAGGAGGAGGAGTTTTAGAAGGTTTTATTAAAGTACCAGCTGTTCCCACTTTCATATACAGTTACTGTCGGTGGCGAGAGGGGCAGGAGCTTTAAATGCCAATAAAGGTGCTAATGGAACTCCAACAACTCTTTTAGACCCAAGAGGACCAGTTACTTATACTGCAACTGGCGGCGGTGGGGGTGCATATTCTCCAGTTGGACAAGGTGGAATAACAGCAAATCCAGGTGGATCTGGTGGTGGAGGTTCTGGCGTTTCTCAACCACCTTCACCACAAGTTTCAGATTATGGAAATGGAACTCAAGCACCACAACCTGGACCAAATGGAACGTTAACCGGATATGGATTTCCTGGCGGTGGACCAAATTATTATCCAGTTATGGCGCCAACTTGGGATGGTGCTGGAGGGGGTGGAGCAGGAGCATATGGATACCCAGGTCAATCTCCAACACCAGCTCCAACCAGAAGTGATGGTGGAGCAGGAAGAACAAATACTTATAGATATGGTCCAGCAACTCCACAAACCTATGCAGGTGGTGGTGGAGGAGCAATTTATAATAGTCCACCAGGGATAGGCGGTAACGGTGGACCTGGCGGCGGGGGTGATGCTGGTAATGGATGGCCTGGAGGACCAGTCGCTCAAAATGGATCTGTCAACACAGGTGGCGGTGGCGGTGGATCCGAAAGAAATGGACCAGCAACGGGTGGAAATGGTGGAAAGGGTATTGTGGTTATTCGTTATGTAACAAGTGGTTTCTTTGCAGCAAAAGCCACTGGTGGAACTATTTCTTACTATAATAGTGGAAGTGGTCTTAAGACCATTCATATGTTTACATCTACTGGTGCTTTTACTGTTACAAGTCCAACTCTCACTTCTGTTGAGTATGTTATTGTTGGAGGCGGCGCCGGCGGAGGTAGTAATATTGGATCTGGTGGGGGTGCTGGAGGATTTGCAACAGGTTCTACTCCAGTGTCTCCTGGTCCATATAGTATTACTATAGGAGCAGGTGGTGGAGGAGGATCGGTAGGATCTACTTCAACATTTGGACCAGGACCATTAAATGCTGGTGGAGGTAGTGCGGGTGGTCCTGGATTTCCAACAAGTCCTGGTGGATCTAGTGGAACTCCACAATCAAATGCGGGTGGTCCAGCATCCGGAGGAAGTCCTTCACCAGGTAATAGTGGATGGTACACGGGCGGCGGTGGAGGTGCTGGTGGAACTGGTGGTGCCTTTGTAAGTTCTCCAGTTCCTGGTGTTTCTGGTGCTGGTGGAGTTGGATTGCAGGCACCAACAACTTTCAGAAATCCATTAACAACTTCAAATATTGGAACTCCTGGACCAAATCCAGGTGGAGCATACTTTGCTGGTGGTGGAGGAGGAGGTGTTTGGGGAACTCCAAACACTGCCAAAGATCAGTCTAATTAGAGCAGGAACTGGTGGTGCCAGTGGTGGAGGATATGGAGATAATTTCATCTGAATATCCTGGTGGAACTCCAGCAACAATTCCTTCTGCTGCAAATGGAGTTATCAACACTGGCGGTGGAGGTGGTGGAGGAACCTACCAAAGTAGTGGAGCTTCTGGTGGTTCTGGTGTCATCCTAATTGCTTATCCTTCATAAATATTCAAAAAACACCAAATGGGCGTAAGATCATTTAATAATCCACTACAACAATTTGCAGACACTTTTTAGAAGTGGTACTGATGCATCTGCGGGAATTACTATTATTCCAATTTCTGCAACTGGCGGTAACGTAAGTGCTACTGGCTCCAGGAAATGGATATAAGTATCATACTTTTACTTCTCCAGGAACTTTTACAGTTACAAGTGGTGGAATTGTTGAAGTAGTTGCTGTTGGCGGCGGCGGCGGCGGTCGTGGAGGTGCTGCCGGCGGTGGCGGCGGCGGAGGCGCCGTAGTATATAATTCTTCTTTTCCAATAGCAGTTGGTTCTTATTCAGTTACAGTTGGAACTCCTGGACCTGGTGGTCCATCAGCATCTTCTCCAAATGCTGGATCTTCAGGAGGAAGCACTACATTTTCCAGTGTCACTGCCCCTGGTGGAACTGGTGGACCAGATGTTATTGATGCAGGAAATAGTAATGGCAACGGTGGTGGATATGGTGGTGCCGGTGGATCTCCAGGAGGTGGAAATGGTGGCGCTGGACCACAACCATTTAGAAATGGTCCAGGAAATCCAGGTGGAAATGGAACACAACTTCCAGCATTTACTGGATCATTAATTGGTGTACCATCTTTATCACCTTTAAGTGGTTACTTTGGTGGTGGTGGCGGTGGTGGATATTGGGATGCAGGACCTAATACATATGGAACTGGTGGTTTAGGTGGTGGTGGAAATGGTGGAGGAGAAGGTCCACCAAATATTGGATCACCTGGAGTTACAAACAGTGGTGGTGGGGGTGGGGGTGGAACAGACCCATCAGGAACATCATATCCACCAGTTAATGGCGGAAACGGTGGATCTGGCATCCTAATGTATTCGTTATCTTGCAACATGATATAAATATCTAAAAAGAGCCATAAAATGTCCCAGACGAAAGTACAACTAGTCAGTAATATATCAGGAAATGTATCAAGGTGGTGCAAGTTTTACTGGTATCATCACCGCAACTGAATATGATATTGCAGGAAGTACAAACACTTTAAATGCGAGTGGTCTTTCTGTTGGAGTAGCAACAGCAACCACACTTAAAGTTGGAACTGGAGTAACAATCAGTGGTGGTATTGTTACTGCTACCAGTTTTGTTGGTGATGGTTCTGGTCTACAAAACGCAGGATCAAAGTTTAAGTGCTGGTTCAGGTTCGCAAAGAGTTGTCTTAACAAGCCTCACCACAGGTACAATGACGACTGCTGCAACCAATGCAAACTTGTTGTTTAACTCAACCTCTGGTGTTTTAACTGCAACAACATTCAGTGGAAACATTACTGGTACTGCAGCAACATTCACTGGTAATGTATCAATTGCTGGGACATTAACATACGAAGATGTAACCAATGTAGACTCCGTTGGTTTGATTACTGCAAGGTCTGGTATTGTTATTTCTGGTGGTGGTGGAATTAATATTACAGGTGGTAGTGGTATCATCACAGCAACCAGTTATAGAGGTGATGGTTCACAACTGACTGGTGTTTCTGCTGGTTTATCATTAAGACAAGCAGGGTCTGTGATTGCAGGTGGTGCAGCAACAACTGTGAACTTTGCATCAGGTGCAACAATCACATCAGTTTCTGCTGGTATTGCAACGATTACCATTGCTGCTGGTATTCAAACAGAAGCACTTGACAGCATCAGGTATTGTTACAACATTAAGTTTAAGCACAGCACAAGACCATAAAGTTACTGCAACAGGTATCACAACCATCACAGTTTCTGGTGGTACAGAAGGAGATAGTCATACAGTAAGAATTGTAAACTCTGGTATTGCAACCGTTGGATTTAGCACTTACTTCTTATTCCCATCAGGTTCACCACCAGTTCTTCCAACGACTTCTGGTGCGATTAGTTTGCTTTCTTTCACCGTTCATAGAGTAGGAACTGCAGGAACACAGTTGCTTGCTGGTGCTTCACTGAACTTTAGTTGAGAGGGTAGATAAATGGGTGTAATAATTCCACAGGTTGTATTCAGTGAGGATAGAGCATCTGGTGCTCAAGTTATTGATGGTGGGTTAAGGTTTGATAATGCTAAAAGTCAATATTTAAAAAGAACTCCTAGCAGTGCCTGGAAATAGAACAACTTGGACTTGGAGTGGTTGGGTAAAAAGAATGGAGCATCTGGTTCACGTTTAGTGTTAACTGGGTGCTGCCATAAGTGGCAGTAATATGATGTCATTATTCGATATTTGCCATTCGAATGATAAATGTTGGATTAATTAAAGATGGTAGTGGAACTAGTTAAAAATGTAGAAGCACTTCAGTATATAGCAGATATATTCTTGGTTGGTATGCACGTTTGTGCTTCTTCATTGATGCAACTAACTGCAACAGCATCTGATAGAGTCAAACTTATATTAATGGAATCTCAACAACCGATTATGTTCAACATATGGATATTTCAATAATGCTGTGATCCTTCAATGATCAATAATACTGTAACATCATTGCAGGACATTATGGTGTGCGCAACTAATTATTTATTCTTATGGTCAACTATCACAACGTCTACTTCATAGACGGTCAAGCATTAGACCCATCATACTTTGGATTTACTGACCCACTCACAAATACTTGGAGACCTAAAAAGTTATCATCATCAGTAGCATTCGGTACAAATGGTTTCTACCTCCCCTTTGATGGTTCTGCACCAATCGGTCAAGACCAATCAGGAAGAGGAAACAACTGGACTCCGGTGAACTTTGGTGGTTCTACTGCACTTGATAAAGCAACAGGAGCACTACCAATCCTGAATACTGATGGTGGTGGTAAGGTTGCAAGAGTTGGTGTAAGGACTGATAGTAATGCAAGTAGTTTGGTATTAGCACTACCTCTTGTTGGTATTAAGAGTGATTTTAGTAATGCTATTAATAGTGGGACACAGTAATAAAGCAATTACCGCAACTAATGCAGCTAGCATCACAGTGCTTATAGTAATTTTTATGGTGGAAGTTTTTACTTTGATGGGACTGGTGATTATCTAACATTTTAACTTCTAGTATCAGATTTTGCGTTTGGAACAGGTGATTTTACTGTAGAAATGTTGGATATATTCAAATTCCACATACTGGAACTTGGTGGGACTGTGGGCAAAATCGCAAATTACAAATAATGGATGTGCTATATATTTAATTGCTGGAGGATCATATTTTACATAAGGTTAAAACCAGGAACTGATTTCAGTAATTACTAGAGCGTTTTACAACTGGAAGATGGCAACATTTAGCAGTTACTAGATACAGTGGAACATTATATTGCTTCCTTGATGGTGTAATGCAAAGCACCACTCAATCCAATACTAGTAATGTTACAACAACTGTGGCGGAACATGGGACATTAACAGGTTATAGGTCCAGCAGGAACTGGATATGATATAAATGGTTATCTTCAAGACTTCCGCATCTACAAAGGTCTCGCAAAATACACCAGCAACTTCATACCAGCATCCACAGACCCAGATATCGTACCAGATAGTCCATCAGGAGTTTCTTATAGTTCTAATGTAGCATTAGTTCCAAGTACTGATGGTGCTGTTGCTTTTGATGGTAGTGGTGATTATTTAACGAACTTGCTGCATAGGAACAGATTTTACATTTGGTAGTGGTCCATTTACAGTAGAGATGTTATGTATACCTTAATAATTTCAACTAGCACGTCCAATTGTATGTTCGAGCATAGGAACTGGTGGAGTCAAGTGCTTGTCAGTTCCAGTGGTTATTTGACACTATTATAGAAATGGTAGCAGGTGGTTATGCAATATAGTTTATCTGTGTAATCATCATTACCAACTAGATAGATGGGTATCATCTTGCTTGCGGTTAGCAAGTAGATAGTTACTTATACTAGTATGTATATGGTGATGGAGTCAGTTTACTGCATGGATGCGAGTGAGCATAGTGGAACATCTCACCCTGATATGTTGGAACTATATGGTACATGGAATCAGGAATACTAGTTTCAAATGCTTCTATGATTTCAAACCTCCACATCGTCAAAGGAACTGCACTCTACACAGCAAACTTCACACCACCAACAGCACCAATATCATCAGTAGCAAATACAAAACTTCTGTGCTGTAAATCAAACTCATCAGCAACAACAGCAGATGTAACACCAGGAACGATTACAGCAAATGGTAATGCTGTTGCAAGTAACTTTAATCCCTTTACTGCGAATATTAAGACTGTTAGAGGTTTGCAGAGTGGTTATGCTACTTTAAATCCATTACAATCATCAGGAACTTTAAGTAATGGAAATCTTTCATATTCATCAGCAGGTGGAAACTGGTTTGCAAGTGTTTCTAATATATTTAGAAGCACTGGTAAATGGTACTGCGAATACTTTATAAGTTCTGCTGCTGGTCCTGTTGGTAGTATTCATATTGGTATTGTACCAATAGGTTATGCTTTTGCTGCTGGTGCTTATATTGGAAATACTTTAACCAGTTATGCATATCGTGGTGATGGTACAAAGGTTAATAATGCATCCTTTCCATCATATGCAGTGTCGTTTACAACAGGAGATTTGATTGGCGTTGCTTTTGATGCCGATAATGGAACATTAACATTTTATAAAAATGGAGTTTCACAAGGTCAAGCATTTAGTGGTATTTCTGGGGACTATGCAATGGCAGTTTCTTGTAATGGTTCTAATGGTGTTAATAGTGTTGATGCAAACTTCGGTCAAAAACCCTTTAAGTTCCCACCACCAGCAGGTTTCCAACCATTAACACTTGCAAATACTCCACGTCCCACCATTGTTCGTACCGGATCAGTATGTTGGAGTTAGTACTTATAATGGTAATGGTGGAACACAGAGTATTAATGTCGGGTTCCAACCAGATTTCGTGTGGATAAAAGAAAGAACTACAAATGGATACAATCATCATATAACCGATTCTGTTAGGGGAGTTACTAAAAGGTTTAGAATTACAACATCTTCTGAATATACTACAACGGATCAAGTTACTTCATACAATTCAAATGGGTTTACATTGGGTGCAGATAGTGCTGGACCTGCTGACCTTGAATGTAATCAAAGTGGTAAAAGTTATGTTGCCTGGTGCTGGAAAGCAGGTGGAAACTCAAATACCTATAATATTAATGGAACTGGATACTCAACTGCATCTGCTGCCGGATTAACTGCTGGAACGATTACTCCTACTGGTGCTTCTGTGAATACGAAGAGTGGGTTTAGTATTATAACTTACACGGGTGCTGGATCTGGTACGGCGGATACACCTTCTGGGTACAACGTTGGACATGGGTTAGGAGTTGCACCAGATCTAATTATTGGCAAACGGCGAGATGCTGCAAATGGCTGGCAGGTTATCATTCCAGCCTGTGCGATACCCAAGCTATTGAATTAAACAACAACAAATGCTGTGGCCATCAGTGCAATGTGGGGCAACGCAACACCTACCAGTACAGCAATTGCCCTTGGAAATAATCCTCAAATAAATGCTTCTGGTTCAACATATGTGCTTTATTGTTTTACCAGAGTATCCGGGTACTCTTCTTTTGGCAGCTGCACACTGGCAACGGATCGAGCGATGGACCGTTTGTGTACACCGGGATTTAGGCCGAGGTGGTTGATGATTAAGCAAACCAATGCCTCTGGTAATGATTGGTATATCTGGGATTCAGCCAGCGAAACCTATAATTTGTGGAAATGTCTTTGCAGCGAATACGTCTAAACGCAGAACCTAGTATTGGCGGAACCGTATTCAGACCACTTTAGATATTTTGTCTAACGGTTTTAAAGCCTAGATTCTGGAGCAGGCAGCAATGGAAGTGGTAGTACATACATTTACGCCGCCTTCGCAGAAGCACCAAGTATCAACCTCTACGGAGCACAAGCAAACGCAAGATAAATACTTAAAACAATACCAGTACAATGACCGTACCTGCAGTTAATATTGTAATTGAGAAAGGAACTGACTTTGAGGCAATTTATAATGTCTCAAACAATGATAGTTCCGTTTATTCACTTACAAATCAATCAGCAACTGCAAAAATCCGTAAGCATCCCACTGCAACAACATTCTCATCTTTTACAACAACAATCACAACAGCAACTGGTGAGATAAAGATTTCGATGGGTTCTACGGTGACTGCAGACTTAACAGCAGGACGAAACTATTATGATGTGGTCTTAACACACGCAACAACTGGTAAGAAAATTAAAATCTTTGAAGGTACAGCACTCGTTCACGACACGGTATCTGTATGACTTACAAAGTATCAGCATCAAACGATAGTTATTCAGTTAAATCTTCAGCAAAAGCACAGTACAAAGTATCAGCAATTTTAGGTTCAGGAGCAAAGGATGTGGCTAACCTATCAGACCTTGATGACGTAAATGTTGCAGGAGTACAAAATGGTTATGTGCTCACTTATAATGCATCAACAGGAAAGTTTGTAACATCAAATCCAGATGCAGTGCTCTCAACTGCGGTGACGGATACAAATTCTCCAGGACTTCCACAAACCTTCATTGATAAGTTAGATGTGGACCTGGATGATAAAATTGATTTGGATGGCGGGGGTTTTTGATACAATAAATAAAAGAAAAGTATAAAGAAAGATGGCTGCTCCTGTTTTACAGTTTAAGAGAGGTCTTCTTGCTAATCTCCCTGGTTTAAGGGCTGGTGAACCTGGATTTACAACTGATAGTTACGACCTTTACGTAGGTATTGATAGTACCTCAAACAATAATAAGTTCTTTGGTTCTCATCGTTATTGGACCAAAGGTACTGCATCAACAGGTAGTGGTGTAAACTTTGTTGAAGGTACTACAAACGGGACGCAATATGTAACTCTTAAAGCACCAGATAGTCTTTCTGGTATTACAACCTTTACTCTTCCAAGTGCTGATGGAACTTCAAACCAAGCAATCGTTACGAATGGTTCAGGTACTTTAAGTTTCGCAACGGTTACAACCAATGCAGGAACACTCACTGGTGCTGGTGCTGGTGTTACAACTTTCCTGGTTACTCCATCATCAGCTAATTTAGCAAGTGCAGTCACTGATGAGACTGGTAGTGGTTCACTTGTATTTGCAGTTGCACCGACATTATCATCACCAGTTATCGGTACAATTACAAATGGAGGTACATTAACACTTCCAACATCCACAGATACATTAATTGGTCGTGCAACAACTGATACTCTTACCAATAAAACATTTGATACTGCTGGAACTGGTAATGTCTTAAGAATTAACGGTAACCAAGCATCAAGTTATACTGGTGGGGGCAATTTACTTGTATTTGCAACCAGTCCATCATTCACCACTGGTATCAACCTGAATGGTAGTACATCAGGTCAAACAACATTACAGGCTCCTGCAACTGGTGGTGGTATTGCAACGTTTTTTGGTGGTAATGATATCGTTGCTGGTATATCGTCTGTTCAGACACTTACCAATAAAACAATTAACTTATCAAATAACACCTTATCATTTACATCAGCACAGTTAGCAACTGCTTGTAGTGACGAAACTGGTAGTGGTTCACTTGTATTTGCAACATCACCAACTCTTGTAACTCCTGTTTTGGGTGATGCAAGTGCAACCAGCATTAATGCATCAGGTATTATCACCGCAACTGGTGGATTTGTTGGTGCATTAACGGGTACTGCAACAACAGCAACCAGAGCAACAACTGTTGATACAACAACCACATCAACAAATGCCTCTTACTATGTTCCATTTGTAACTACATCTTACTGGAACAAATGGAGAAACAATAAGAGTTGGTGCTGGTTTATCAATTAATCCTTCTACAGGTAATGTTGGTGTTTCTAGTATCTTGAGTGTTGGTAATATTAACGCAGTCAATGCATACATCAAAGCAGGTGGTGGTTCCAATGCACTTTACCTGTACTCTAACGGTGATGTATCCTTCCAAGCAAAGGCAGTCGTCAACGAAATCAGGAGTGCATCAGACGCAAATACTCTGATTACTTTATCTGGTCTCAATGCAACCTTTGCACAAGACATTAAAGTCACTGGTATCACAACCACTGGAACATTAAAACTGAATGGTACATCAGGTATTGGTATTACTGGTATTTCCTCAAGCACCACACTTGCAGAAAACAGCAACGCATATCTACCAACACAAGCAGCAGTTAAAGCATATGTTGATGCTGTTGATGTAACCACTGGTATTGCTGGTGATACTGGAACTGGTACTGTTAATACATCACAAACATTAACCGTTGCTGGTACTGCAGGTGAAATCGACAACTGCAGCATCAGGTCAAACGATTACTGTTGGACTTCCTGATACAGTCATCGTTGGAACTGCATTAAGTGCTCCAACACTTAAGGCTGCTACTATTCAGCATCGTAACGGAACTCAAGCAGCAACGATTGATACATCAGGTAACATCACTGCATCACAAAACCTGACTGATTACTGGAAATCTTTACGTTAATGGTTCTACAACACAAGTCAATACAACCACCGCAACTGTAGAAGACCGTACCATTGAACTTGGTGTTGTTGATGGTTCTGCTCCATCATCTACCACCACTTGGGACCTTGGTGTTCTATTCAACTACTATGATGGTTCTGCGAAGAAATCAGCACTTGTTTGGGAACAAGCAGATGCAAGATTTAAGTTAGGTTCTGTTATCAGTGCTGATGCTGATGGTTCAGGAAGCAGCAATCCACAAATCACTTTCTCCAGTTATGCAGCACTTGAAATTGGTGGATTATGGGTCAATGACTGTGCTGGACAATCACAAGTCATCAACTGTTCTGGAAGCACAAGAACTCTGGAAAATATCACGATTGATGGTGGAAGTTTCACCTGATAATCTAAATAGAGGAAGTTTATATCTTCCTCTTTTTTATGACTGAAGATGACCTGAAGGCAGTATTAGCAAAATATCAACAAAAAGCATTTGAATTGTTTAATCAAAATATTGTTCTAGAGACGCAAGTAGAGCAGTTAAACAAGACTGTTGCAACACTTCAAGAACAGTTAAAGAAACCTAAAAGAACCTCAACAAAGGAAGACGATTTTTGATAAATACTAAAAACTCTTATATAAGAGTTCTACGGTTTATACCATATATGAGGTTGAATGGCTGCTCCAATTATTAAGGTTAAACGGTCGGCTGTTGCCGGTAAAATTCCCACAATCGCAGGTTTGGAACTTGGGGAATTTGCAATTAACACCTATGATGGTAAGGTTTATATTGAACAAGACCAAGGTGGAGTTGGTGTTGGAACTACAATTGTTGTAGTCAATCCTTGGTCTGTTGGTTTAGGAAGCACAGCATATAATACTTATTTTACTGTTGGTTCTGTTGGTATTGGAACGACTAATCCAAAAGCAGCACTGAACGTCATTGGTGTCGTCAGTGCGACCAGTTTTGTTGGTGATGGTTCACAACTCACTGGTATTTCTGCGGGTGGTGGAAGTCAATGGGTTACAACATCAGCAGGTATTCATACATTATCTGCTGTTGGTATTGGAACCACTAATCCAAATGCAATAGTTACATCAGCAAATACAACAGTTCTTGCTGCTGGTATTGTTACTGCATATAAGTTCTATGGTGATGGTGCTGGTATTACTGGTATCAGTGCAATTGCAAGAGTTACAGTACAATCTTCAGCACCATCATCACCAACTGCAGGTGATTTATGGTATCACACAACACTTGCAAGATTATTTGTTTACTTTAATGATGGTAATAGTTCACAGTGGGTTGATGCTGCACCATTCAATCTTCAAGGAAGTGGTGCTGCAACAGTATCAGTAGGAGCAACAGCACCAACGGGACCAAGTGATGGTGACTTATGGTATAACTCTAACTACGGTCGTCTATTTGTTTATTATAAAGATGGTAGCAGTGACCAGTGGGTTGATGCTGCACCATTTAACTACTCTGGTATCACAACATCAACTTATACAGAAAACTCATTCGTTGCAACAGCAGGGCAAACAACATTCAGTGTAACTTATGATGTTGGTTATGTTGATGTATTCTTAAATGGTATTCGTTTAAGTTCTAGTGAATACACAGCAGCAAATGGAACTTCTGTTGTATTAAATGAAGCAGCAGCATTAGGTGATGTTGTTGATATTATAGAGGTTGCAACCAATAGAGGTCCAACAGGTCCTCAAGGTGCAACAGGATCTTCTGCTAAAAATGTTTACTCATATACAGCAACTGCATCACAAACATCATTTAGTGCAACTTATAGTGTTGGTTATGTTGATGTGTATTTAAATGGTATTAAACTTACCGAAAGTGAATATACAGCAACTGATGGATCTACTGTTGTTTTAACTGAAGGAGCAACTGTAGATGATGTTGTAGAAATTGTTGGATATCAAACTTATTCTGATTGGTGCTTATGCAATATCAGCAGGTATTGCAACAAATGCAACCTATGCGACCACTGCTGGTATTGCAACTTATGCAACTACATGCAGGAATCGCAACCTATTCTACAACTGCTGGTATTGCAACCTATGCAACCACAGCAGGCATTGCAACTTATGCTACTTCAAGTGGTATCGCAACTTATGCAACCACCGCAGGAATAGCAACTTATGCCACTATCAGCAGGTATTGCAACATATGCAACCACAGCAGGAGTTTCTACAACTGCAACAACTGCTGGATATGCAACAACATCTGGTATCTCAACAGTATCACAAGGACTTACAGGAACACCTAATATTACTGTTGGTATCATTACTGCAACCAATGTTACGATTGGAACTGCAACAACTGCACTGATAGTTACTGGAAACGCAAGAATTAGTGGTGCAACAACAATCACTGGAAACCTAAATGCACCTGGAAATTATTATGTAAAACTTGCAAGAACATCAAACCAAACTGTTACAAGTGGTGCTGATGCTTTGATTGGTTTTACTGCAACTAGTGATACAAATGGTTGGTATAGTGGAATTACAACTCGTACAACTCCAACAGTTGCAGGAACTTATCAAGTTCAGGCAATGCTTAACTGGCAGGGAGGTGCTAGTACAAATAGTGTTCAATCAAATATTCAAGTTAGAAAAAATGGAAATACATTTGCAATAGCTCTTTCGGGAGTACAAACATTCCAATACAATCAATATGCCTGCGGTATTGTTACGATGAATGGAACAACTGATTATATTGATTTTACTGCTTATACCAGTAATCCAACCAGTCAAGTAGTTACTGGTGATGGTAGTGGACTTTATACCAAAATGGAGATATTTAAACTCAATTAAAATAAATAATAAACAAGAGGAATTATAGGTAATGGCAAACAAGACACGCCAAAATGCTAATCAAGCAAGTGGTAGTAATTTCTATGTTGATACTACCAATAGTCGTGTTGGTGTAGGCACAACAGTTCCATCAACAACATTACAAGTATCAGGTACGATTACCTGTATTGATATTAACTCAACGTCTGATATTAAACTCAAAGAAAACATCCATTCAAATCACTGACCCATTAGCAAAAGTAATGCAGATTAATGGTGTTGGATTTAGATGGAAAGATACAAAGGAAGATGCGATTGGTGTGATTGCACAAGATATTGAAGAAGTCATACCAGAATTAATCAAAGAAATGACGAACATCATAAGTCAGTAAATTATAATGGATTGATTGGAGTATTGATAGAAGCAATCAAAGAGCAGCAAAGGCAGATATTGAAGAACTGGGCACAGATAAGCAGATAAATAACTAGAAAAGTAGCAATAAGATGTCCAGAGACGTCTCAGTCTTGCAGGTTTTAGTACAAGTGTTGTAGCAATGCACCAAACAATCTGGTTGTTGGTGTTGTTACTGCTACCAGTTTTGTTGGTGATGGTTCTGGGACTTACGAATGCAGGATCAACCTTAAGTGCTGGTTCAGGTTCCCAGAGAGTTGTACTGACTAACCTTACATCAGGCACGATGACGACTGCTGCAACTGATGCAGACTTAACTTGGAACTCAACAACCAATACCTTAAGTTCCCCCACATTCAGCGGAAATATCACAGGTACTGCTGCAACTTTTACAGGTAATGTAAGTATTGCTGGCACATTAACTTACGAAGATGTAACCAATGTTGATTCTATTGGTATTGTAACAGCAAGAAGTGGCATTGTTGTAAATGCTGGTGGTATTAATGCAGTCGGTATAGTGACTACATCTATGGACTTGATGACCAATCTGGTGGATTAACGTTAGATTCTTGGTTATATGGTGGTAGTTAATCTTCATAAATAACTAAAAAAGAAACCATGGCACTCAATAAGGAAAACTGAGTAATATTGTCGTAGTTTCTGCTGCGAGCACAGTGGGAATTATTACAGTTACCAGTTCTAAGAAAGTATATGTGAAATCTATAATGGCTGATGCGAGCACAGCAACTTCTGCTACTGCTCAAGTTTATTTTATTCCAAGTGGTGGTTCTGTAAGTGCTAACACAAGACTGTTTGATGTTGATGTAAATGCAGGAGAAACAGTTTTGATTGAACCATCATATCCTTTAGTAATTGATACCACAGGTGATAGTATTTCGACGTAGGTGCTGGAACTTCTACCGTTAACTTCTTGATTACTGGCGATAAGGAGGTTTGATATGGCTCCTATCAGATCAACAATTGGTAGAAGTGTAGGAAAACTACTTAGATCTTTTAGAGACAGAGATTTAAATCTGAATAGTAGTGTAGTTACTAAGAGAGTGATTCGCTTTCGTTGCGAGTGGTGGAAATGTTGATGCTCTTGCTCCAGGTAATGGATATAAGTATCATACCTTTACTTCATCAGGGACTTTTACGTAAGTTCACCAAATGCAGCATCAAGACAAATTGAAATTCTTATTGTTGCTGGCGGTGGTGCTGGTGGTGAGGAAGCTTGGTGCCGGCGGTGGACGCTGGGGTGTTGGTTCTGGAACAACTACAATTTCTGGACCATTAAGCATTCCTATTACAGTTGGACCCGGTGTCCTGCACCAACACCATCAAGTACACCAACTGGAGATCCTGGTCCAAATGGGACAGATTCAACCTTTGGATCTACTCCCAATCCTTATTATATCATCACTAAAGGTGGTGGCGGTGGAGGAGGAGATGTTGCAAATGGAAGCTGGTGCCACTGGTGGTTCCGGTGGTGGTCAAATGTATGGACCAGGGAGTTACCCAGCAAGTAATGCTCCAGGAAATCAACCCGCACAAAATCCAGGAAAATCTTGGATAACTAATTATGGAAATCAGGCGGCGCGGCGTTCGGCAATCTTATTCCCGTTCTGGTGGCGGCGGAGGTGCTGGAGGTGCTGGAACTGATGCAACATCAACCACTGCAGGTCCAGGTGGAAGTGGAGTTCAATTTCCCAACTTTACTGGTCCTTTAATTGGAGTTCCATTTGCACCATTAAGTGGTTATTTTGGTGGTGGTGGAGGAGGAGGACAACATCCACCACAAGGAACACCTGGAACTGGCGGTCTTGGCGGCGGTGGTGCCGGTGTACAGGTCCAGGAGTTAATGGAAGTCCTGGTGTAACAAACAGTGGAGGTGGGGGTGGTGGCGCAAATACCACTGGAACCAACCCTCAAAATGCTCTGGTGGAAATGGCGGTTCCAGGAATTGTTGTTGTTCGTTGCCTTGCCGTGAGGACGCTGATGATGCCAGAGCACCAAGCAGCAAACCTTTACCGGTGCCGGATGCGGAACATGCAAGAGATAAATACTCAAAAAACCTCCAATGTCTTGCTACATCTCCAAACCAAGTCGATACATGATCCATTTTTTTAAACATCACCGTTTATTATGCTGGTGATAATCAGATGGACTGATGATGCATCACAAAAAGCAACTTTCTCAACCAAAAAGTGCTGCAACAGCACTCATCACCAATCCTGATGGTAAAAATGGTGGTTGGACAGGTAGCACAGTCGTAGCAGAATGATAAATAACTAAAAAAGTAGCAAGATAATGGCACTTAATTTTCCAAATAGTCCCACTACAGGTCAGGTTTATACTGATACAACATCAGGGTTTTCCTATGAATGGGACGGTACAGTATGGAAGAGTTATAGTCCAGCAAGTGCATCAAACATTAAAATCATTGATGACTTACAAACTTCATTTAATGGAAGCACTGTAACATTTGCATTAACCTCAAGTGGTGTTGCTCTTCTTCCTGCAAATGCACAATCACTTCTCATTAGTATTGGTGGTGTAGTACAAGAACCTGGTACTGATTATACAGTAAGTCACAACAAATATTACCTTTACAACTGCACCAACTGCTGACCTTTCGTTCTCTGGTGTTTCTTTAGGTCCTGCGGTTCCTGTGACCTATGCGAATGATGGAAACATCTATATTCGCAACACTTACACAGGTGCAGGAACAACAGGACCTTTTGCATTTACACAAGGTTATACAGTTGGTTATCTGGATGTTTATCGTAATGGTGTTCGTTTAAGTTCTGGTACTGACTTATGTTGGAACCAGTGGAACGAACTTCTTCTTAACTGATGCTGCTGCAGTTAATGATGAACTGGAAGCAATTGGTTATACCATTACATCAATCATTAATGCATCCACCAGTTTTGATAATCTAAATGTTACTGGTATTACCACAACCAATAGATTACAGGTCAGTACAAATGCTGTAGTCACTGGTATTGTTACTGCATCAAGTTTTGTTGGTACTTTAACTGGTACTGCAACAGGTCTTTCTGGTACACCAAACATTACAGTTGGATCTGTTACATCAGGTAACATTAATTCCAGTGGTATTGTAACAGCAACATCAGCAGTTGTTAGGATCTGCAGTTACCATTAATGCTTCTGGTGTAAACAGTAAGTGATCTTGTAACAGCAACATCATTCTCTGGATCTGGTGCAAACCTTACTGGTCTTCCTGCTGGGTATACAGAACTTGATGGTATGCTCTTTGGTTGATACATAAATAACTAAAAAAGAAGTAAGATGGCACTTAAGAGAACTAAATTATTAGGTATTCAAGCAATCACTGGTATCAACACAGTAGGCATCTTAACTGTTGGAACCACTCAAACTGCTGGTGGAGTTGGTATTGCATCAACCACTTATCTTCGTGGTGTGGTGATGCATAATACTGGACTTGCAACTGCTACTTCATCTCTCTACGTTTATCCAAGTAGTGTTGCAGTTTCTGGTGTTGGACAGACTGCTTATCGTCTTGCAAGAGTTGATTTAACATGCAAACGAAACTTTCTTCTTTGAAATGAACTATCCATTGGTTCTCACTAACCAAGAAAAGATTGTTGTAGAAGTTACACAACCAGCAACACAGTTGGAGGAGCAGGTATTGGTAGTGTCGTAAACTATCAAATCCTTGGTGATACTGATATCTAATAAGAGGTAAGTAGAATGGGTGCAAAGAGTTCCAGGAATACGACACAGAATAATAGAAGTGATGGGCACTTATTAGAGTATTTTAGGAATACTTTTGTAAGAGGTGGTGGTGCGAGTAGTGTTAATGTTTATACGGGACTAACAGCAACTGGTGGTGTGATTAGTGATTATACTGATCCTGGGAACTGGTAACATTTATGAGGCACACATCTTTACATCAACAGGAACTTTTAACGTAACGGGTCCTGGTTCTTATGACCCAGCAGGCGTAGAATATCTTGTAGTTTCTGGTGGTGGTGCAGGAGGAAATCACATTGGTGGTGGCGGAGGAGCAGTGGTTACTCCCAGAATCATCGATATTCCTGCTCCATTAAGACAATCTGCTTTTCCAATTCCAGCAGTTTTTCCTGCACCATATTCAGTAACTATCGGTGCTGGTGGTGCAGGAAGATCTGGTGCTGCACCAACTCCTGGACTTGGTGGAAATCCTTCTGCTTTTGGACCAGTAAGTACGGTCGGCGGTGGTGGTGGTGGATCTCAAGGTGGCGCAGGTCCATCACCTGCTGGATCTGGTGGTGGTATGGGGGTCACGGTCCTGGAACTGGAACTGCGGGAAGCGCCCAGGACAAGGTAATCCTGAGTGGTCCCGGGACTTGCGCCATTAAATAATTCTGCTGGTGGGGGTGGTGGAGCATCTGCTGTAGGTCAAGATCGAATCTTCTCCACAAGGAGGAAATGGTGGTGCTCGATTTACGGTTTATATTGCGACAGCACCAACTCTGCCGCCTGCGCCGCCGGAACGCGATTTGCTGGTGGTGGAGGAGGTTCTCGAGGAACTGGAACAGGAACTGCTGGAAGTGGTGGATTCGGTGGTGGCGGTGGCGCTTCTTTACAAGGTGGTACTGCTGGTACTGGTGGAGGTGGATATAGTGATCAATCCACCGGAACAGCTGGTCCTGGAGTAAGTGGCGAAATCGGGTTATGCAACTGGCGGTGGTGGAGGCGGTGGCTCCAGCCACGAAACCCCGGTGGACAAGGCGGTACTGGTGGTTCTGGTATCGTAGTAGTCCGTTACCAAATAGGACAACTCACAGCAGCCGCAAAAGCAACTGGTGGTCTTATTAGTTTCTTTGGTGGCAAGACTATTCATACTTTTACCGGCTACTGGCACTTTTAATAATACTACTGGAGCACCTTTATCAGTAGAATATGTTGTTGTTGGTGGTGGTGGTGCAGGTGGGTGCAAGTGCAGGATATGGTGGAGGTGGTGGTGGTGCCAGGAGGGTATTTAACATCTACAACAACGAGTATCTCCTGGAGGCACCATTTGCTGTTACAGTTCAGGTTGGAGCAGGTGCAGCAACTGCAATAATGTTTCTGCTGGTTCAAGGTGCATAACTCCATCTTATTTTGGTACTCCTATCTGCAACTGGTGGTGGACAGGTGGCGGATATGATGTTGGACCATATTCAACAATAGGAAATCCTGGTGGTACTGGAGGTGGTAATGCTGGAGGTCCACAGTCTTCAGTGAGGACCTAGATGCTGGCAACAAGTGGGACAAGGAATGCTGGTGGGATCTGGATCTGCTGGAGGAATCCTGGAGGAGACTGGTGGCCGGCGGCGGTGGTGCAGGAGGCACTGGAGGAGATGGTCCTGGTACCTGGCAACACTTCCAGGCGGTGCTGGTGGTATTGGTATCCAACTTCCTGCAACATTCCAAAATCCAACACCTCAAGAGGTGGTAGTGTGGGACAGTTCTAGGACCTGGTGGTTGAAACTATTGGGTTGCTGGTGGTGGCGGAGGTGGAAGTGCATATAATGGTTCTTCTTGTGGAGGAACTGGCGGTGGTTTTGGGGGACCTTATGCTGGTAGCCCAGGTAATGGAACATCTAGGCGATCAATCTGTCAACTGGTGGACTAGAAAATACTGGTTCTGGTGGTGGAGGGGGGACTGGTCCAGTATCTCTAACAGGTGACCCTGTTGGATCTAAAGGTGGTTCCAGGTATTGTCACTCATTGCCTTCCATCATAAAAACTTTGTGATATAATAAATACTTTCACACTATTATTCATTCATATAAGAAGACCAATGGCACACTTTGCTCAGCGTTAGATGAAAGACAACATCGTTACACAAGTTATCGTTGTATCAAATGACGATATTCAAAGATGTAAATGGAAACGAAGTAGAAGAAATCGGAGTTGCTTTCTGTAAGAAACTTCTTGGTGCTGATACCAACTGGAAGCAGACTTCTTATAACAATAACTTCCGTGTGAGATACGCAGGGATTTCGTATACTCTACAACGAAGAACTTGATGCTTTCGTCCCACCACAACCCATTTGCTTCTTGGGTTCTGAATAACGAAACTGCTGATTGGGAAGCACCTGTTGGTCCTGCTCCTGCACTAACTGAAGAAGAAATTGCTTCTAGAAGTTTTTATAGATGGAACGAAGAAGCATATCAGGCAGACAACACCACCGGATGGGTTCTAGAAACACCAGAAGCACCGTAGAGGAGTGATAAATACTAATACCTGATTGGGTGGTACTTTTCGGGTAGGAGAGGCAGTAATGTCTCTCCTTTTTAATAGATGGACTCTCCTTTTTTTAAGAACTGATATATAATAGACCTGAATACGTTATAGGAGAGAGCACAGGTGGCGTACCAAAGTATATGGTTTTTCAGCGACCTACCCAGAGGACGTAGTAGATATTATTGAACAAGAATTTATCAGAAAAGTTTGAAGAACAAATGGCAGGACTCCAGATTGCATGGCGATGCCCTAAACAAAGATAAACGCAACTCACAAAACGCCTGGATTCCCACCACACATTGGGTTGGTGGATTTGTATGGCACTACATTGAGACGAGCAAACCGTGAAAACTTCCTGTATGACCTTCGCTGTATTGATGGTGAGTCAATGCAGTTCACGAAGTACACTGAAGGGCAGTTTTATGGATGGCATAATGACGCAGGACTTGCAACACAATACAAACCTGTAAGCGTTGGTAATCGTCAGAGATGGTTTGGCACAAGATTATCGTGAATGAGAATATTGAACTTGTACAGAAACTTTCGTTCGTGGTGCAACTTTCTGACCCTGATGATTATGAGGGTGGTAATCTTCAACTGCTTGATGAAGCAGGTAACAGTTACATTGCACCCCGAAAGCGTGGAACTGTGATTCTGTTTGATTCACGCACCCAACATAGAGTTCTTAAAGTTACAAAAGGAACCCGTAAAATCCCTTGTTGGGTTGGACTGCGTTGGACCACCGTTGGAAGTGAGGTAAATCATGGCAGAACAAATGAGCGAAATGCAGTTGAATGTTCCAAGAACGATCAAAATACTGGAACTGCTTGGACACACAACGAAAGTTTTGAAAAGAATGGATACCTGGTTATCAAAAACCTATGGGATTCCAGAAGAACTTTATCACCCTCTTCCACCAGAACGAGGACAGATGAACTGGTGGGGTCGTAAGATGGACCAGTTTACGCATAGTGAAGTGGAGATGCAGGTAGAGGGGTCGCTGGCGCGTTATTGGCATCCACAATACCGTGAGATTCATTGCTGGTATTCAGTATGAAGCTTGGAGAGAACTGGGTAGGAAACTTTATAATACTTATTATTACGACAGATACTACTTCCCAGGACAAGAACTTACCCGTCATGCAGATCGTGATGCCTGTGAGATTTCTGTGACGGTTCATATCAGCACTAATCTTAACTGGTGATGATGCTGATTGGCCTATCTGGATTAAAACGTTTTTCCACAAGATGTTAAAGAAGGAACTCTTGTTATCTTCCCATCTTATACATTACATTATGTGACACCAAATATATCTAATAAAATTAGAACAATAATCTTCCTTTGATCTACTTCCACAATTACCAGAGCACCAAAGTATAAATATGTGAAGACAGATAAATAAAATAAAGGACAAAAGAAGTGGCACTCGATTTTCCAAATAATCCTGGTATAGGTAGGGTTTTTACCGACACAACATCTGGATTTTCCTATGAATGGGATGGAACTCTATGGAAAAGTTATAGTGCCGCAAGTTCAAAATAATCGTTAAAATTATTGGTGACATTAGCGCATCATTTAACGGATCAACTCAAACCTTTGCACTGACATCTTCTGGAACTGCAATCACTCTCACCAAATGCACAATCATTAATTGTAAATCTTGGTGGTATAGTACAAAAACCAACCGTAGACTATACAGTTTCTTCTTCAAATATTAAGTTCAACCATTGCACCTGCCAGTGGTTCTTCTCCTGCAGTCCAACTCTGGAATCCTGCTGTTCCAACCACTACAATTCCCAATGGAACTACCGATGATGGAACTCTTGGAATGTTTCTGGCAATCTAAATGTCACTGGTATTACAACATCATCAAGTTTTGTTGGTAACTTAACAGGAACTGCATCTACTGCAAGTTTTGCAATACTTTTGGTCTTTCTGGCACTCCAAATATTGTTGTTGGAGTATCAACTCTTGGTATTACCTCTACAACTGACTTAAGAGTTTCATCAATCGCAGACAGAACAACAATCGTTAAGTGGTAATACTGTAAGTCTTGTTTATAATACTGGTGGTGGTAATGTTGCGATCTGTACTAATCCATCAGGTGCAATTACTCTTAACGTCACGGTATTCCTACTGATAGTTCCTTTGATAATCGTGCAATCTCATTTGCAGTCATTGTAAACCAAAGCACAACTGCATATGCTTGTACCAATGTAACATTAAATGGTGTTGCATTTAGTGCTGCTGTTTCTGCTGGATTGCAAACTGGTATCTCATATGCATCAGGAACTGTTGCAACAGGAAGCACAACTGGTTTTGATGTCTTTAACTTTACTGGTATTAATACAATTGGTTCTGCGGCATCAACACTGAACTATAAGTTACTCTCAAACGTAAACGGCGGATATAGAAGGTACTGATTTATGGCTCCTATCGTTACTTCTTTGGCATCTATTGTAAAACAGTTTGGAGTTACTGGTCTTGCGTGCTACACCACCACCTATTATAGCAACTGGTGGAACAAAAACCACCAGTGGATTATACACAATTCATACCTTTACTGCATCAGGTTCTTTAGTATTATCGTCGGGTTCCTGGTAATGCTGAATATCTCGTAGTTGCTGGTGGTGGTGGAGGAGGAAATACAATTGCGGGTGGCTGGTGGTGCTGGTGGTTATAGAACTGGAAACCTTTCTATAACTCCAGGACCTTATACGATCACTGATTGGCTGGGTGAGGATCTGGATCTTGCCTGATCGCTTCGTCGCATATGGAGCCATGGAACTCCTTCAGTATTTGGTCCAATAACATCTACTGGCGGGTGGTGGTGGAGGATCAGAAATGCTGACCTCGGTAGAAATGGAGGGTCTGGTGGTGGAGATTCCCATGCCGGAACTTGCCAGGGCCAGGATGGAGGTTCTGGAAATGCTGGTGCATAGCTCCCCCAGAAGGAATCCCGGTGGATACAATGTGATTGGAGGATCTCCAACAAGTATTGTGCTGGTGGTGGCGGTGGCGGCGGTGCTGGAGAGACCCAGGTTCTTTATCTCCACCCAAATCAGGTAATGGTGGAATAGGATCACCACATCCTTGGGCTCCATCAGATTATGGAACACCAGGACCTAATCCAGGAAGATACTTTGCTGGTGGTGGTGGCGGTGGTGATGATACAACCAGAACTGTTGCTGCTGGAACTGGGGGGCAGGTGGCGGCAGAGACAGGAAGCCAGGACTCCAAATGCCACTCCTGGAACAACAAACACCGGGTGGTGGAGGTGGTGGCGGTGGTTATAATGGTGCTCCTTCTAGACCAACTGGTGGATCTGGTGGTTTCTGGATTCGTTATCATTCGTTATTTGACATAAACCACTTGACAACACACTCAAAACCCTGTATAATAACCTTTGTCCGGTTCTTGATAATACTTATGAACTCTATGAAAATCAAACGTCATCTTATCAACGTTGCTCCAAAGACATCAAAGACCCGCAACAGGTTCTGCAATATGATGGATTCTCTACACGCAATGGAAGTAGAGCAAGAGACTGATACTCAATTCTTTGTTGTATCCATTAACAAAAGGTATTGTTTCTGGTTAAGCAAGCAAAATGACCCGCACTGGAATATCATTAAGTGACGACACAATACATTTACTTTACTCTGTTTGCTTTTGCTGCATATCTGATTTGTACGGATCAGAATGTTGCAAAGGCATTTTTATTCGTGATTCAGATTACTTCAATTTCAGTATGAGAAATATAAATGGATTGTTATGTATCACCCAAAGACGCCTTGGTTAGATATAGTATGCATCGTCAGTTCGATGAAAATCGCAAAAGAACTGATGAAAGAAATGGAGGAAAAGAATAATGTTTGATGCAGTCTTTGTGAGTGATTTGCACATTGGAACTACCAGATGTAATACCAAAAAACTTCTCAAGTTTCTCAAAGAAATCAAAACCAAGAAGTTAGTGTTGGTTGGAGATATTATTGATATTCAGTGTATGGAAAAGTATAATACACACTGGAAAAAAGAACATACTGAATGTGTGCATCAAATCCTGAACCTTGCTAAAAAAGGTGTAGAGATTGTTTATATTCCTGGAAATCACGAAGGAATGTTGACGTAGATATTGTCCGTTTGAGCATAAAAACTTTAAGATGGTTGAGGAGTATGTTTATAAAACTCAAGATGGTGATAAGTATCTTTGCACTCACGGAGATAGACATTCAGAGTTCTCTTCTGGTTCCTGGAAGCAACTGGTATTCAATAAAGGATATGAACTGATTACTCCACTAAGTTTGTTTCTGGAAAAGATTTTTAGGTTCTCATTGGTTTATGCACTTAAAAATACCATTCGTGGTAAAAGATATATCAATCAATATGAAACTGATTTAGCAAACTATTGTAGGCAGAAGGGTGATTATAAGGGCATCATTGTAGGACACATTCATCATAACAATATGCGTAAGATTGATAAGATTGAATATATGTGCTGTGGAGATTTCGTGGATCTCAACAACAGCAATCGTGGAAAAGAATGGATTTTTCCAATCAGTTAAGTATTAAAATAAATATCTAAAAGCAATTTATTGATGGGAACGTTTAGTAAAGTTTTAAAATATAAAAAACCAAATCTTCCTGTTGATAAGAAGATAAAGGAACTTGACGAACAATTAAGAAAACTCTTGGAGAGGCAATTACAAATAGCACCTCAGGAGTTTATACTATTACAGGATTTGCCCCTGGAGACCCTGCAATTCCAGAAGTTCCTGCAATCCCAGCAGTTCCACCAACATATGAAAATGTAACTGGTGGTATTTCTAATCCAGATGATTTTAGTTGGCCAAGTCAAGGAGATGGTAGTAATCCAGATGCTCCAGTGAATATACCTAGCAACTTATACACAACTTATAATGGAAACCAAGTTGCAGCAACACGACAAATTGAAGGTACATATCCTGCGGGTGTTACTCCAGTTGGATTTATAATTCGTGATGGGTGGTTATCTACTAATTATGTTGGATATCTTAGTAGTGGTGGAATTACTTTAGCAGCTTCAGTTGGTGTTTTTGGAAATTATGATACTCCTTTGGGAGAGGCTTATGCACCAAGCTCTATTATAACTGGCCCTTATCCTGGTAAAATAACAAAAACAATTTATCTTTGGGGATCATTAGATTGTCTTTTTGGAAGTTGTAAGGGCGGAATACAATATTCACCAGCAAATCTTTCAAATACCAGCACCCCAAAAGCAGATTATGCTTTATATCCATATACATTATGGATTGCTGCTGATGCGAATGGTAATCCTCTACCTAATAGAATTATGACTGATCCAGGAGCTCCCTGAAGTTCCTGCAATTCCTGGTGTTCCACAAGGTCCTCCTAAACCCATTGTTTTAAGTAGAAATGCACTGGGAGATCCAAATTATTATCCTTGGATTTATTAAATCTACGATTGAATTTGTACAAAATATAGGGTAAAGCACTTTCTGAATTTGGTAGAAATGCAGAAAAAGCAATCAATAACATTGGAACCAATATTAGATCAGCAGAAATAAAAACATCAAAAGAGATAACAAAAATAACTAATGGAATTAAAGATGGAATGAATTTGCTATCTAACGTACAAAATGTCTTGGAATCTTCACGATCTCAATGGGGTACTAAAGGTTCTGATGGACGTTACACACTTCCTTCTGGATCTTTGGGAACTCAAAATAATCCATTAAAAAATACATTATCGTCATCAACGCAAGAATATCTTTTACGAGGATATGATCCTAAAGTTAATGGACCTATCGGACCATATTTGCAAATGCAAACTAGTAAGGGACTTGATGGTGGAGGAAATATAGGAGCAAAGGGAACCCACAATAATATTACTGGAAAACCGTACATTGATAAACAAGGAAACATTCATATTCCAGATACTTATGGATTTGGTCCATCTGAAAACATTTATAATAAACCAGTTGTAAAACAAACTGTTGATGTTATAGGTGGAATTGCTGGTGCTTTGGGTGGAGAAAAAGCAAAACAAGAAGCATCGGAAAATATACAAACCTTTTTTGATCAATCTTTATATGGATTAGTTCCTGGAACTCCTGGAAAAGATGCCCCTATAGTTCATTTTGAAACAGTTATTCCTGCAAAAGATGCTCAAAAGTTAGCACCAAATTATAAAAATCAATCTGTAAAAGAAGAAACTCTTTTTGAAAAATTTAAAAGGAAAGAACAGGAAGATCAAACAGAAAAATTTAATGAGTTTGATCTATTAATGGACGAAATTAGATCTCTTCCAGGGCCCATCAAAAAATATCTTTTATTAGAATTTGAAACTTCTTTGAAGTTATCAACGTTATCACCAGACGAAAGAGCATTTAAAGAAAAAGAAATTAAAAATGATTTGTTAATTAAAACTTCCGACTTGTACATTGATACCCACTTTCCAGAAAACCAAAAACTTTTTAAAAAACTTCAACAAACAATCAAAAGAAACATTAAACTTACAGATCCAAAGACTTTTAAAGAATGTTAAAGATACACTCTCGTTTGGAAAATTACTTTCTGTTGATTATATCAATCAAATTGATAGACCAAAAAAGAAATTGAAGTTGCAAAGCAGAAATAAAAAGACAGCAGCAAGATTTATAAGAAAACCTAAAATTAAATCTGCGATGGAATTGATTGATGATAAAATTATTCAGTTAGAAAAAGATATGAAAAAAACTGGTTTTTGAGTAGACACTTTTCAAACTGGCACACTGCCTCTTGATTTCTGCTTCAAAACACCTTATACTTTGATTATCAAAACACCTTCATTATGTCTTACAACGCCACTGTCACCATAAAGTTTGATAGTACCTGGACATCAAACTATAATTCACCTTCTTTTGTTGATGACTTTCTTCCAGAAGAGCACTTCGTCATTGAAGCACCAGCACACGATCTCAACGCAAATCAATACTTTAAGTTGTTTGAAAAGTTCCTGCTGTGTGTGGGTATGGATCCCGTAAGTATCCGTAAGTGGTGCAATGTCTCTGGTGTTTAGTGATTGGGTGAGTGAAGAAGTACAACGTCAGGTTTGTAAGGAATATGAACTGACGATGGATGAACATCTTGAAGAGAAGTTCAAGGAGTGGCAGGTTCGTGAGGAAGAGATTGCCCAGATTGAAAAATCCACCAACGAAAAATTGTTCAATACTATAAACAATCAGAACCAAAGATTAAAGGTGATTGGGAGTACACCAAAGAAGAGATTGAACAAACTAATTTAGAGGAAGAAGTATGAGTATTCTAAAAATTAACAAAAGAAAGGACTTTGGAACAGAATATTATGTTCAACTCCTAAATATCAAACGCACGAGTTTGCTTCAAGTATCTTTTTCCTTGAATGATTATTGCCATCGTGGCCTTATCTCCAACTTCGTTCTGGAACTGGTGATGTCCTGTAGTATTGTTTTCTGGGCAGGAAAACTGGGCATTGATATTACACTTCTGGGAAGAACTTGGAGTTGGGATTTTATGAAAGAAATAGATGAGGAAGAAGATGTTCAGCAAACAATTGAAGGGAACTGAAAAAATAAAAACCACCTTGAACTGGTGGGAATACTGGATTGGTCATTGTTGGATGACTGGATGGCAAAGTATTCGTATGACTTTCCGTATCTGGGCAGACCTAATGACTTCAAACTTTAATGGTTATGCCCTTATGAAAGAAGATGATCCAGAAACAGAATGCGTAGAATGGTTCTGGGCATCACTTAACGAAGATGATGTTTATCCAAAAGAATTTCTTGAGCATTTAATGCAAATGGTAGAGGATATTGAGACTGGTAAAGAGAAGGTGTATTCTTGGAGAAGAAGTAAAGAGAACGATGTTTAGAATGGTCTGATGAAGTATTGGATGGTGTTGATTTGAATGAGGCACTAGATGATGAGGACACTTGAAGAACTGGCACAGGAGCACTTGAAACTCAGTGCTCTTTGTCGTATAATGACTTCATACACAATCAAATCAATCCTATGAGGTTCCGTAGCATAGAGTTCCGTTGGAGCAAATGCAACAACAAATATGAACTCGTCAAGTGGTATCCACAAACGTCACGGTGAAGAGCACTGTTGTGTCGTTGCTTTCTTTGATAAAGACAAAGAATGCTATAATATGAGAACCATCGGGGATAGGTTCTTTGAGGATAAAGATGCGTTTGATAGTTGCCAAGTATGGACTCTGAGATTTCTAAATGCCATCTTTGATATTGAGAAACAAGAAGAGGAACTGGAATGACTAAAACAGAAAGAAAGGTAATGGAAGCATTTTGGAACTCTCATCAACAAGATAGATTTTATTGGCATCGTGATGGTGTTGCTGCTGCTCTCCGTGAAGTCATCAACCAACTCCAACAAAGCCCTGGTGTGATTATGTGTGCTGATGTGTTAGAATTGTGTGAGGAATTGGAGGCACTATGACTGAAACCGACATCTCAAAAAGTTCTCATAGAAGGAGAATATGCAACCATTATGGGTGTGAAGTATAAGAGAGTAGCAGAACCTAAAACTCCAGTAGAAGAAGCATATAAAGATTGGTGGGGGCAATATCCTGAATTAGAAACTGATTCCGAGTATGCATGATATGAGGTGGCAGGGTTTCCAAGCAGGTTATATGGCAGCATATGAGGAGCAGGTAAGAGAAGATGACTTCCAACCAACTCCACAAACACCAGAACAAGTTGCTGATGGATTGCGTGCTGCTATGAAACAAGCAAAGGAAGATGGTGTGTTTGATGATCCTTCAAAACCCAGAAGTCCTTTGGATGAAATAGTTGATAAGTTGGTAAAAGAACATCAAGCAAAAAAACTCTACAATAGAGTAAGGGATGAACTTGGATATTCTTTTGATTGTTGTGATGAGTTTGTGGATTTGGTGGAAGATTGGTTGCCTGAACCACAATCAGCAGCAGGAAGTCAAAATGTAGATACTGAACTACTTGTGGATGGTTTCAATCATTGTTTACAAAAAATGAAGGAGATGCTACGATGAACATTCTATTTGCTGCTGTGGTTGGGATTGCCTTTATTGTTTTTATTGCTGGTGTAGGACAATGACTGAACGCAACTTCAAAAAAGAACTTTCCTATTCCACTTATATTGATATGGAAGAAGGAAATGATACCGAAACGATTGACTATCCTTCGTTGATACACATTATCACCGAGTTGTGTGGTAGAATAGAGGAACTTGAAACGCAACTTAAAGATGTTCAAGAAGTAGTAATCGCACAAGAATATGGGAGAACCATTGGATTATGACTGAACATAACCTCCCTGTTCCTGATGATATGCCGTGGGTTAATCTTTCTCAAGAAGAGCTTGAAGAACTCCGCAACAAAAAACATTCCCTTACTGATTATGGAAAACAACAACTGAGGAAACTTATGACTGAACCACTACACGCAAAAGTAACAGACGAAGACTTCCAAAAGATTGTTGAGGCATTTGATAATCCTCAACCATATCCAGAGGAAATGCTGGATGCTGCACGCACAGCAAACAAAGCAGTTGAAGTAGCACTTGAAAAACAAGAATGGGAACGCAAAGTGAGAAAGTGAACGTATTCTTCAACGGTACAACGACGTATCACAATACATGAAACTTCTGGACTTCCTCACGGCACACCAATCACAGTTGAACAACAACAAATGATTGCGTTTCGTTCTATGGTTGATGCCTTGAAGTGTGAGCATCTCAATCAAGAATACACTCATATTGCGATTGAAGATATTGAGGATTTGATTGAGGGACTTTATCAACAATCTATTACTTTCTTGGATAGAGTAAAAGAATTCAAAGATAGTGCTGATGGTGTAGCATAATGACTAAACTCTGTAAAGATTGTAAGTGGTATCGTAAGAACTGGTGGGAACATTTTTTTGAAAAAAATGATTACTGGGATCTATGTGTTCGTCCTAATCGGGAAAATCTTGTGAGTGGAGGAACAAAAGCATATCGTTGTGGATATGAAAGAATGTATAGTATGAATTGTGGTATAGAAGGTAAATACTGGGAGGAAAAATGAACAATACTACAAAATGTTGATGAACTCTTTTGGATAATGTGAGTGTTCATTATGAGGTTATGGGAGATGATGCTGTTTGGTTTTCCTTCACTCACTCATAATGGGCAAATAGATCACTTTAATATCGTTCGCAAAGGCAAGAAACTTTCTACACTTTATAGTTGTAATACTGGAAATGCGAATGGTATGAATGTAGAAGAACCTACGATTGTTCCAGAGCATCGTTATTGAGGACACTTGAAGAACTGGTACAAGGGCACTTGATTTTGGGTGCCTTTTGTAGTATTATGTGATTAACCAAAAAAGATAAATGTCCGATTACACATTAAATCAAGAAGCAAAATCTTTTAGTTATACGAGAGAGGAACTTTTCAATACGATTAGTCGTATTGTAGCACATCCTCATAAGAACTTGACGGAACACGATAAATCCAGAGCACTCGCAATTATGGTGGTGTTTGATGATTACTTCACCAATTATCTTCAAAGTGATAATAATGGTGGGCACTATGTTTATGAGTGTGATGCTATGGATTTTACTGATTTTGTAAGGTTCAAACTTGGTATTGAGTGATTATGATGCTGTTGATGTTGATGAGGTTCTCAAATGAAAGAGTGGTTTGTGGATGCTTGGTGGAGTTGGGGGAATTGTATTCATTTTAGATTTGTCAATTATAATGATAATATAGATCGTCTTGCTTTCTTTGAAGAACTTAAATCTGTGGTTGGTATCAAATGATAGATGAGTATCTTATGTCCCAACCAGGATTTGATCCTTATAATTTGAGTGGTAGAGATCCTTATTATTCTTATGTGATGAGTAAAAAGTAATGGACTTTCCAGTATTCTTAAATAAATGGATTATCTCAAATAGATTTCTCCGTTATACTCCATTCTGGTGGTGGTATCGTTTGATTTCTCACGAAGGATTTCGTTTTGATGATTATCACATTTGGACTGAGTTTTGGTATTCTATAAATCGGGGATATGTAGATGCGGAACAAAAATATGAGTTTGAGAAGTTCTGGGGAGTTGGAGCAAAACCTGAAAAGATTACTTTACCAGCAAAAGACTTTGATGCCCTTGTAGAACGACTAAATGAACCACCACAATACAACGAAAATATTGCTAAACTACTTCAAAGAAAAGCCCCCTGGGAGGATTGATAATGAACAGATTTAATGAATATGTTATTCTACTGATTGGTGTTGTGGCTGTTGCGGCACTTATGATATTAGGACTTGCTGCTTCACATAGCAACTCACAACCAGAAAAATCACAATCAACCTTTGAGGTTGTGGATCACTACAAAGGGTGCGATTTGCTACAATGGACTAATTCACAACTTGCCGAATACAAATACTTTTTGTATTGTCCCAAATGAACTTTCCACCTGTCATTGTTGAACTTACTATTCTGGTTGTTTTAGAACTATGGTTATGGATTCTTCTCACGACACCGAAGAACTAAAAATCTTCAAACAAACATCAAATGAACCTTATCTTCGTCATCACTACAAAGTGGTGTATAATGATGGAACTCATCAAACATTTGATAACTATGAAGACGTGCAGGTTTTATGGTGGAATCGCACTGGAAACTTTTTAAGTCACGTCGAGGTGCTAGATATTAAACAAAAGTCAAGAGGATTTGTATAATGGCTATGTTTGATTATCTAAAATCTTCATATGATTTAGGAGAACAGTTTACAAACGTGGAGTGTCATACTAAAGACATCGAGGATTATGGTATTAGTGGCACAATGACGCATTTTTGGATTTCTCCAGATGGTTATTTGTGGTGTGGGGATTATAAAGGAACATCCACATTTGAGACTATTGAAGAAGACGATCCACGATATAGTGATAAACATTTGTTTCTAAACTATGAATGGATACCTACGGGACAGCACGGAAAGTATCACGTTCATCCTATTACAAAATATATTGAAATCTACCCTGCTACTTGGGAGGGTAAATGGGAAGATTGGCCCCGTTGTCGTGTTCACTTCAGGTATGGTAAACTACAAGATTATGAGGATGTAACTAGACGATGAACGAACTATTCCCGTATCCTTCAATGCCTGTTCGATTGGAAATCAAAGAAGAAAATAGAGTGTGTTGGTTTCGAGATGATTATGACTTGCAAAAACATCTCAATCGTTCTAAACTAGATAAAAGGAAAATCAAAATCATTTATCGTGATGGAGAACCCGTTCAATCTAACGTAAAACAAACAAGAGAAGTGTGGAGTCAAAGTACTAGAATCAAAATAATAACTGAAGTTCAAGTTCAATATTAACGGATGAAAATCCTGCTTGGATACCATTAGAAACTTTGCTAGAAATGCAAAAGGTAAATAGAAAATGGTAATCCGTAAATCCTGATGGAACACTTCAAATCAGGAGACAAAGTAAAATATACTGGAAGCATTGAAGAACAGGTAAGATGGGGCAATAATGATAATCCATGTGGACATTTTAATTCGAGGAGGATGTCTTATTATGTTGAAAGAGTAGAAATTCATTCACTTGGCACACAAAACTATCTCTTCGTGGTGTTTATGGTAAGTTTAATAGTGTTTGTTTTGAGAAAGTATGAGTGATACTGACCCCACAAGTCCACATTATGAGTTTCTATCGTATTGTAGGTGCTGCGAAAGTCTCAATGTAACTCCTTCAATTCAACGATTTATGGCATATCAACGTTATTATCAAAAATATGGAAAGCAATCAAAATCTTCTTGATTTAATCGAAGAACTTCAAGAGAAATATCAAGGTGCTCTGGAAGATATTAAAAGACTGGAAGAAGAAAACATCGAAAACACAAATCTCATCTATGAACTGATGGAAAATGTAAGAGCACTGGATGCTCGTATTGACATCTTGGCAGCAGAGCCCTATACTATGAGTCAATTCTCTTTGGATAAATGACAACACCCAAACAAGCAAAAGAAGAGTTTTTGTATCCAATGCCACCAATCAATCCAGATGCAGAGATGAGTTTTCTGGATATTGCAACAATCAACAATCTCAATAACTTCTCACATCACGTCTCCTACTTGACGAACCTGGCAATCGGTGGTAAGATGAGTGTTGAAGATGCCTATACGGAGATTAAAAAACTCTATAAGGCAATGAAACAATCTCACAAATCATTGAAAGGTTCTTGGTTTTAATTATGACTGACTTTGATTATCAAAATGTATTGAACACGATCGAACACACTTAAAGAATGGGTGGATAATGCAGTTTTATCATCAGAAGCATCACCACAGGAAATCTATGATGTTATTGAGAGTCTGTAGATGAGAACTATCATGTACATCAAGTATCGACACTGGTCGTTGTTATGAACTTCTGGCACTGTTGAATGGTAATGGTAAGGGGCACATTGAAGCATATGATGATTATGTCAAAGAAGTTTTGAGAGAAAGAGAGTATTATGAGGGCAAAGATGACTGGTATGCGTCCTTGGGGACACAGTGATTTAGAATATCAAATTGCAAACGAATCTTTATCCTGTGATAAAGATGATACATCACCAGAATGTCAAGGTGCGTGGAATGACTTTTGGGAAGAATATTACTACCCAGAAGAAGTTAAAAAAGATAAAGTCGTGAAATGGCAACTTCCAGTTGAAGCAGATGCAAGTGGTGAGTATTTTGTTCAGTTCCCCGATGATTTACTTGATGCAGCAAATCTTAAAGAAGGAGATACTGTGGAATGGGTTGATAATACTGACGGAACATATACATTGCGTAAAGTAACAAAACCACTAAAATGGAGGAGTGCTGATGGCTTTATCAAAATCAGTTGAAGAATCACTGAAGGAAGCAGAAGCATCACTTAGGAATGCACTTGCATATGCAGCACGTCAAGAACGTCCTATGGTTTGTTCAGTTATTGCTGATCTTATACATCGCATTGAATCACTTCAAAGCACTGATGCAATTCTAGATAAACTTGAAAACCGCAAACCAGGAGATTCTGGATTATTTGGCACCTTCTTTGATAAAGATTAACTAATGTAAAGCAATCCCGAAGAGATTATTAAATGTCTAGATAATAATGAAAATATATGTTAGGATTTCAAGATAATCACGGGAGCAAAACTTATGTCATATTCATCTAAACACGCAGAAAATTGAATGATGATGAGTGGAAAGATATGACTGCAATCGAAAATGCAATCAATTATGATATTTCACAAGTGCATCCGAGAAAATGGAAGCATTTACTGAATATCTGGTAAGAAGTTTGAGAGAAAAAGGTGGTTGAATTAAAAATAGCTCACCTTTTAAAGTGTTCCTATAATGAAACTCATTTACTATTTTGACACATCTCATTGATCATCTTGAAACTGGTGTGAACTGGAACAAAGTTTTTGGAGTTGTAGATTCTCTTTACTCTGACAAAGGATTCTCTTCAAATGCAGACAACTTTGCCCGTGCCACCGCTGTTAGAAAAAGCACTTGCAAAGTTTTCTGATCTTGTTAGAGTTGATAAGACTGGTTATGATTTTATTTGGGAAGATGAGACTGGAAACTTCATCAAAATTGAGATGAAGATGGGGCAGAATCTTTTTTACAAACGCAAAGATATTCACGCAACTAAAAAGTTCAAGGTCAAGTCTTTTCTATCCGAAAAGAAAACTGTAGAGGATTTCAAAAAGACTCTACTTACGATTATCTTTTGGTTCTTGATTTGACAGCACGTCGGGTTGTTGTTCTGGAAGATGAAGTTGCACGTTCACTGTATCAAGAGGGTGCAGATGGTGCGATGATTGAGATCAAACTGTGATTATTACCAGTGTGATATTGGTGAAGTCAATTCAATTCTTCCTCCGACTTCACTCTCACAGAAGATTGATGAAGCAATCGAAGAGTATCTTGACTTTCGATGTGACACCTGAGAACTGGCACAAGAGATCTTGTAAGGTGCCCTTTGATGCTTTATCTAATAATAATGCTTAATCGTGGTTGTTTAAGCAAAGGGGAGCAGAAATGCTCCTTTTTTATTATAAATAAGTATAACCACGATTAAAGCAGATGGAATACTACACTTCACTGCTATTTGCGTGAAGATGGAACACCTTATTATATTGGTAAAGGGAAAGGAAAAAGATGGTATTATAAGTATGGAAAGAATTGCAAACCACCAAAAGATAGAAGTAGAATAATAAAATTAAAACAGAACCTAACTGAAGAAGAAGCATTTAGGCACGAAATCTATATGATTGCAGTGTTTGGTAAAAAGTGTGATGGGACTGGCATATTGATGAATGTTGCTGATGGTGGCAATGCTCCTCCTAAAATCTATGGAGATAAACATCATATGAAAACTGAAGAATATAAGAAAAGAGTGAGTGAGAAACTTAAAGGTGAAAATAACCAAGATGGAAGGAACCTTGGAATAAAGGAATACCAATTCAAGAGGAAGTTAGGAAAAAATAATTGGTGAAGGTAATGGGCAGTCTAAATGGTGGAAATTAACTTTTGCTGATGGCAGAGAACTGTAATGTGTGGATTGTCTAATTGGTGTAAAGAGTAATGGTTATAGTAAGGGATGTTCAGGTAGAGTTGCGGAAAAGGAAAAGAAGGTAGAAAAAAACATAAAGATATTGTGGCAGTTGAGGAACTGGCACACCCACCCACACAAGAGGTGCAGAATACCCTATAATACATTTGTTGATTTGAGGAACCCCTCATTGTGACAAGAAGTCGCATCGGTCTTGAACTCTCTGATGGTTCTGTCCTGTCTGCCTATCATCATTGGGATGGTTATCCTTCCTGGTTGGGTCGTATTCTCAAAACTCACTACAACACCAAAGAAAAAGTTGCTGAACTGATTGATGGTGGTGATATGAGTTCTGCGTGGACTAACACTGGTTTCAACAATGAAACTGTAGAGCAAGGTGCTCTGTATTACTCTTCCGTGGTGAAGATTGCCCCCTCGTCTTGATAAGAACCTGGGTGAGTATCTTCAAAACAATGAAGAGTATGGTTACGTCTTCACTGAAACCGAAGGTTGGTTGTGCTATGATACCTGTGACTGGCACGAAACCTATCTTGAACAACAAGAAATCCCCTCTGGAGCACTTGCAGTATGACTCAAACTGAACGTAAGTATCTGATTGCAACTCTACTTGGTGTTGTTGCAATCGTTGGTTGGAATGTATTTTGTATCCAACGTGATGCTGTAATGTTTAAGGTATATGATAATCAACAAGTAACTCAAAATCAAAGATGATAGAGTTTCTCATCATTTCAGCAGCATTTGCCTGGACATTCTTTGCACTATTTTCCAAACACTTTGATTACCTGAATAAAAAATGATTTCTGAACGTATTCAACAACTGATTCAACAAGCAGAACAAAGCAAAGAAGCAGAAGAGTTCTGGCAAGAAGTCGAATGAACTTGCAGAGAAACACCAAGTAACCTGCGACTATATCTTGGCAGAGTTCTACTAATCTAAATAACGGTGCTCTAATTAGGTGACACTATAGATAGAGGAGGAGCAGAAATGCTCCTTTTCTTGTATAAATATTAAGTCACCTAATTTAAGAAGCAGTTATGTCTCACCAAGGCAAGATTTACTGTGTCCATTGTATTTTTACGGGAAAGAAATACATTGGACAGACAGTTAAAAATCATTTGAATTATAGAATTGCAGAGCATTTTGCAGATTGTATAAATTACAATCATAAATTTGCAAATGCTTTAAAAAAATATGGAAGAAATGGATTTATATGGGGAGTAATTGAAGAGTGTGATTTTGATATGTTGAATGATAAAGAGATATACTGGATAGAAAATACGACACATTTAATAATGGATATAACTCAACAATAGGCGGGAATCAAGCAAAAGAATATGCTCAAAGGAGTATCTGTAGAAACTCCAACTGTGATATGAAAGAAATTAAAAATCTATCTCAATATTGTAGATATAATAACTTAAATATTGCACACGTTCACGAAACTCTTTATGGAAAAAGATTACAACATAAAGGTTATAAATTAATTCCAAGAACTGATGAAGAAATTGAAAGATATGAAAATGAAAGAAAGGTAAGAGAAGATACAAGTAGAAAAGGTTTACCTGGTGATAGAAATGGAAGAGCAATACTTGATTGGAATAAAGTTTATGAAATAAGAAATCTACACACCAAAAAATATACAAAAATCAAGAAATAGCAGATATGTTTGGAATTAAAACTCTACATTAGAAAAAATAGTTTCCAATAAACTATGGACGGTTTAGGAACCGAACACTTGACTTTTGCCCACAAAACTTTTATGATGTATCTGTTAAACAAAAGAGGTTAATGGTACAAAAGTTTCTCTATCTAATCTGATTATTTCGTTCCTCAATTTCCAATCGGAATATGGTGGATTGCTTGCAGTAGTTGCAGAAAACGATGAAGAATGTTTTGATGTTGTTGTTGAATGGGACAACGAAACTTGGACAGAGCATTATAGCAAACTTCGTGAAAATGTTGTAAAAGCACAACGATTTGCACTTTTGGAAAATGAAGACTCAAAAGTTGTAGAGGCATTTACAACGTGACACAAAACATTGAACATACTAACAGAATGATCAACCAACTTAAGTTTCAGTATCAAGGACGTATCACTGAATTGCAACAAAAGATTACAGAACAACAGCAAGAGATTTTACAACTGCAAGAGCAGATTAAACTGCTCTCATACGTCAAAGATTATGATTGTTAATTTTTGATTTATGAAACCATCTTTTGCCAAGGGTATTATCGTTCAGCATAAAAATTGGGTGGGAGAAGTTCGTTTTGTTTGCGAAGAATACATCTCAATTTGTGTTCGTGTCGGAAACAATCGAGCAAACGATATTTGTGTCTTGGTGTATAGAGATGATTGGAGCACAGTTAAGTTGCTGAAAGAATCTGGTAAATGAAGAAGAAGTCTAAAGGATTACTTTATTACATCTATTGTGCTCTTGGAGAAAAGTCTCATCCAAACTGCAATAAAACAGCAGATCGTGTTGCTCTCATTCGTCTTTTGATTGCTTTACAACTGATTATCACTAACTTTTTTATTATTGGCGGGGTAATAGTTAATATTATATCAATACATCGTCATTGGAATGATGTGCCTAAGGCCAAGTTCGACAAATACATAAAAAGTATTTGTAGAGATGAAACCTATATTAAAGATTAAAAAAGGAGGGGTTTTATCCCCTCCTTTAGTTTTATTTGGAACTTACAAAGTCATTGATGACTTCTGCTTGTTGCAGAACTTGATTCAAAGTTGGATATTTTTCAGCAAAGTCTGCTGAGATTAAACCATCTGGATTTTGTCGTTGTGCTATTTCAAACTTCATACTGTAATCATCTTGTAGCATATTGTATGCTTGCTTAAAAATCTCAAAACGTAATTCATAAGGTGTCATAGGTATTCTCCTGTGTAATGTGTGTGATGTGTAGTACATCAAAGTATATATTAGAATAAATATCTAAAAAAGTCAAGTATAATGAAAACCTTTCAGCAGTTTTGTGAAGATGCTGCATCTCAATACAGAGCAGGAGAACTAGCATATCAATCATCAGCACCTGCAAGACTTGCTGCTCGTCGTGCCGCTGCTTATGAACGATCAAGAACTCGTGGAAAAGATTTTGCTGCTAAATCAAAACAAAGACTGCAAGCACAAAAAGAAAGACACGCACAAATAAGACAAGATTATAAAAGAGTAAGTCAAAGAGAGGATTTGCAATTAGAGCAAGTCCCAGTTATGAAGTCGAATGAATATAATAAGTAAATTGCAAGACGCCAAGCAACTCAAAAGTCAGCACATATTAAACACGTTCATAGTGAAATTGGCGCAGAAGCAAGAGCACAACAAGCACAAAAACGTGCGGAGATGAAAGCAATTATGAGTCGTTGAATTAAATAGCTCACCTCCAAAGTGTCTTTATAGTGTAAGCAACTTATCTAAAATGGATCACTTTGATGATTTGCAAATTGAAGAGTTTTCTTCCTTTGATTTTGTTGAAGAAATGAATGAATGTCTCCTTGAAGAGGAGGATAACAAATCTTTTGATGCTTTTTTGAACTCTAATGTTGATTTTTGATTATGACTCCTGAAACTCTTAATTTTAATGGTGATGTTGTTACCTTCCTTGGTTTGGTTGGTGTTATTTCAACGTTTATTATTCTTGTCTCGGTTTTTCGTTCCTATTACAATTCTCCTCTTCGTAAATGACTGAAACTATTCTAACGTGCTTTCTTACCTTAAAGAACTCCAAATTGCTTGGAGGAAACAAGATTTTATTTTTTCAAATCAACAACAAGAAGAATATGATCTTCTAATTGCAACTTGCCGTCAACGTGTGCGTCAATTTTATACTGAAGGTCGCGTGTTCTAAAGGTAGAGCAAACGGATCGATACAATCTAAATACTAAAAAGAGTGTTCAAATAACGATGAAAACCTTCCAGGACTTTATTACTGAAGCAAGAAAAGGTCGAAATTTACGTTAAAAGACCTATTGAATATAAAATTGCTGATATTGGTCCTGGAAAGAAGGAGTATAATGTCGTAACTTTAAAGGTTATCCTAAAGAAGCATATGACGCCAGTGTGATGAGTTCTTCACAAATTCGCCGCACTGGTGAAGGTGGACGTATTGGTGCTGAACGTAAGAAAACTGAACCTGAAAGACGCAGAACGAAAGCCTGTTGGTGGGGAAAATGGAACCTGCTAAAGAATACAAACCCCGCAAAGATATTGGTGTTCAAAGACCAACATCCACAAGAGTTCAACAACCTGAAAGAGAAAGAGGTTCTGCTGCATTATCACCTAAGGAGGCACAACGCAGACATCTTAGAAAGAAAAGCAAAAGAAAGAGGGGAATCGCAACCAACAACTGCACTCAGCTTTTAGCAAAAAAAAGAAACTGTTTCTCCAGATTACCAACCACAAAAAGCATCTGGAAAAACAAGAGCAGAACGAGATCGAGAAAGAAATAAAGCAAAGAGTGAAATGTTGAGGCAAAGAAAAGCAAAATTATTTGCTGGACTATAAAGAAGTTCACGGCAAAAATCCAACAGGAAAAGAAAAAACAAGATTGCTTGAGTTCAGCTCATCAATCTGATGAAAGGTTGAGTTATTAAAGTTACTCACCCCCAAAGTGTCTCTGTAGTATAACACTCTGAGACACCTCTGACAATCGACTACAACGTTATGGAAACTGTGACTGTGAGGGTTGATACCTTAAAACGTCTAATTAGTAACTTGCAGGATGCAGTCAACGTCTGCTATAATGTTGACTCATCTGAGAGCCATAGTTACGAAAAAACCTATCCTTTTGCGACAGGTTATTCTTGCCTGCGATGAACTCTGTGATTGACGACCTTAACAACATTCTGAACAAGTGATTACTCTTCGTCCTCATCAACATCGTGCTGTTGCTGCTATGCAAAAGCACAACAAAGGTCAAGTGATTGTGCCTACTGCAGGCGGAAAACGTCCTGAAGATGATTGTAGATACTCTGCGTCAGTTTCAGTCAGAAACTCCACAGACTGTTGTAGTTGTTGCTCCCCGTATTCTGCTTGCTGAGCAACTCTCTGCTGAGTTTCTGGAGCACGTTGTCGACCCTATGGTTCGTATTCTTCACGTTCACAGTGGAGAAACCCACCACCAATCTACTACCAATCCTGATGTGATTTACGATTGGGCAGTGCATAACGTCCAGACGTCATCGTATCATCTTCACCACCTACAATTCTCTGAATCGTATTCAAGAGTCTGGTAGTTGATGTGGATACGATCTACTTTGATGAGGCACATAATAGTGTCAAACGTAACTTTTTTCCTGCAACTGAATATTTTGCTGCTAATGCAAGGCGTTGCTATTTCTTTACTGCAACTCCGAAACATTCGATTGCATTTGGCAAACCAGGAATGAATCATCCTGAAAGTTTATGGTCAGGTAATTTGTCAGGTTCCTGCACCTGAACTCGTGGATGCTGGTTACATTCTGCCTCCTAAAGTTGTGGTCAAGCAGTTGCCTATGGTCAAAGATCGTCAGGTTGTTTTTCAACGTGATGCAGACAATCTTCTGGAGACGATTGATGAGCAGAGCATCAAAAAGATCCTCATTTGTGCTCGCACTACCAAACAAATCATCGGTTTGGTATCACAATCTGACTTTCTGTTCGCAACTGGAACATCGTGGTTATTCTTGGATGATGATTACATCCAAGACTGGTGCGGTTATTGATGGCAAGAAGGTGGATCGTGAGAAGTTCTTTGATACTCTCAATGCGTGGGGTAAGGATAGCGGCAAGCGGTTTGTTGTCATTCACCACAGCATCCTATCTGAGGGCATCAATGCGTCGGACTGAGCAATACGTAACTGAACGAAGCGCTACAAAACTTATGATTGCTACTTTAGTTCAGGTATTCAACTCTGAATTGGGAAGATTTATATGAGAAAGGTCTGCAATTTACAGGCAATCGAGCTATTATATCAGCATTATTACAAGATGATAGAACACAAGAAAAAGATAGAACAAAATTTAAAATTATTAAATGAAGATCTTAATATTAAAAGGATACATAGGAAGATCAACGATTATTTGAAATTAATCAATAAAGAAGCATCCAAGATCTACAAAGGAATGAAGGAAGAGGTTAATTATCCTTAATCTTCATCAGGATTAAGTTCGTTAAGTAGTCCTACTTCTCTTTCAAGCATATAAACTTGAGGATAATGTTTAAAAATACAACACCATCGTGTATGCTGTTTTTTAATATAAATTATTGTATTCTTATCTAAACCTAGATATTCTGTAAGAAATATTTAATTCTTCCACTTGCCGATGAAGGAAAATAAACAAAACAATGACTCTCGTTGAGAATGCGTCTGGTATCTTTGCCATTGGTGGGCAAATGATTGGTCACTATAACATATGTCCGTAGTATGTCTACCACATTCCAATAACTGGTTGAGTAATCTTATATACAGCTTCCCGTTGCTTTTTATCAGGAATTACATCTATATCATCAAAAATGCAAACAGAATCTGCGAGATCCTCTAAAGTTATAGGGTCCTCTATTAAAGTCTCATCGATGGTTATTCGTTGCGGATTTACACTGTCTAAACTTTCATCTTGACCTATTGCTGGAAAATAAATATATTGGTATCTCTTTTTCTTCTTTTTCAATTCTTCTATATACTTCCTAGTGAAAGTAGATTTACCAGAACCACTTGGTCCTGTAATATATACAATTTGACGCTCAGTAGTTAAATCTGGAACTAATTGAAATTTTGACTCATTAGAAATAGATAATCTTTTAAACTCTTTCATTATAGTATCATCGTCTTTATCATTCTGTTGATCTGTTACACTTACTAACATGTTATTGTATTTACCTTTATCCACTCTACATAATGGTTTTCCAACTTTGTTTAAGTTTAACATTATTATATAAACATGATATATTTTATATAATAATGTAAATAATCCAAATGGTTCTAAAATCTCAAATAACATGTTGAATTAGGCTAATTGCATAAATATCAAGCCTATTTTACATTATATAAATTTATAAATATTTTCTATATTATTGTTAAATAATCCAAATGGATCTAGAATGTCAAAAAACATGTGAAATACCAGGCAGTCCTAGCAAAGAAAAGCCAAAACAACGCTGTCCTATATGTGGTGCTCAATTATTTAGAAACAGTATGAGAAGCACTCTAAAACAAAGAAACATTTAGATGCATTGTTTATTATGCATGATAGATTTGAAATAAAATAATATAGTATAAAGTAAAGTATGATAAGAATGAAAGTGTTTAAAAATGTGGAACTTGATATGGATGCATCAGGAGCTACTGATGACGACTTAGTTGATCACCATAACGACACGAAAAAGAAAATAATTATATGTCCTTGTTGCGGTGTATTATTTGATCTGTAAAACTAAAGAGCTACAAGTGATAACTTTCAGCAGAAGATATAAAAGATCTAACAGAACAGTATATGATGGAGGTAGTAATTCAACAGAGCCGAAAAAAGGGGAAGAAGCTAGATGCAGTGATTGATGGAAAGAAAACCGTCTCTTTTGGTCAGAAAAATGCATCTGACTTTACGCTTCATAAGGACTGAGGAGAGGAAGGAGAGATATATCGCCAGACATCAGAAGAATGAGAACTGGCAAGATCCTAAAACACCTGGCTTTTACAGTCGATGGATATCTCTGGAATAAGCCAACCATTCAAGCTTCAGTGAATGATATTAATAAAAGGTATAAGAATATTAATTTTATCTTTAAGAATTAATATGGTAAAGTATAATAACATAATCAACAGATTAGGGAATAAAGAAACCTGACATGAAGCACTTTAAGCATTTCATTACCCCTTGATGTTAAAACAGTGGTGGAACCGTTCAGTGGCTCCTTTGCTGTCATTAAGCATTTCTATAAGGACTGGAAGAAATATGATTTTCATATCAATGATACAGATGAGACATTATTCTATGCTTTTAAGCATTATGAGCATATCCACGATGTTATCTATGAGTTAAATAGAGTATATAATGACGACTTCGAGTTAAGGAAGCGTGATTTTAGGAAGTTTTTTGACTCCTGGAAATCTCACCGCATGTCAAGGAACATATCAGGAAAGACTCATTTCGTTCGTGGTCAGTTATGGCGTTGTCCTGAAGAATCATGACAATTATAATCCCGTGGAGGCTTCCATCCTGGAAAACGCTAAAATAACCAACTTGGATTATAAAGACATTTTCGAATGTGTATAAGGACGACGAGGAAGCCTTTTTATTTTTGGATCTGCCTTATCTATATTCAGATAATAGTAATTATGCATCTCAAATAAGAGATACAGATATGACCCAAATAGTTGTTGATATCATAGAATTTTTAAAAACTTGTAAATGTAAGGTGATGCTGGTGATTAATAAATTGAACTTATCTATCATATTTATTCAGTGATTATATTCAAAGGCGAGTATGAGAAGATATATCAAATAAGCAAGAAAAGGTGATACACTCAATTATCTGCAACTACGATATAGAATGATTATTTCCATGCTAGAATGTATTTATAAGCAGTGTTGCTTCGGCTGGAGGCACGATGCTAAGAAATAAGGATCCTGAACAGAATCAAGGACGATATCCAAGATTTGACCGACGAGGAGATCGCCCACCTCAAGAAATTCTTACTACGGAATTACGACAAGGTGTGCTGTTAGGAATTAGGAACTAAAAGGATATCTGATCGGATGAACAAATGGTCTCGGTTTCTGATCCTGTAGAATTTCTGCCCCTCCGATTCTTTTATATCCACGACCTCATGCAGGTCTTTTGTCCAGTATGCCAGTTCTTTCCTTATCCAGTGGTCCTTTCTTTTTGTATAGCCTAACCTTGTCGCCTATAGCAATGTTAGGGTATTTCCTTTTCCGTTTAGCATTTAATTCCAGTCTTGTTTTAATTTCCATGCGATGTTTAGCTAAGCGACCTTCATATGGAGTAAAGCCTGTTGCACTATGGACCATTTTCTTGTTGTAGGTGTTCAGGACAGCCTTTATATGGTCAGTCCATATAGGATTATCTTGCCCATCTACTCGTCTATATAATAGATCCTTTATTGTCCGCCCAGTTCTTTCCGCCACTGCCGCGTGTCCTCGTGTGATGATATGGCGGATCTCCTCGCTCCTGAAATAAGACTGCACTTTGTTGGAAACAAAAGCACCTTCTTCGTCTGAGTAGATGCTCTCGGGCTTGGCTTGGTGCTCTTTGATGCACTCTTTGATTGCTTCAAGGACATCGTCGGGCTGTTTGGTCTTGGTTGGCACCACCACGCAGTATTTGCTGAAAATATCGACCATCAGCAGGGCTGACGGTTGCTTTTGCCCTATTCCTTCTCTAAATCTTGGAAGAAAAATAAATCCATCTGGTATTTCTTCATAACACCTATCCGCTATGAAACTGTTATACCCTTCTCAAGTTTCTCTTGACGCCTATATTCTTGGCGAACCATGCTTCTAACATTTTCTAAGGATACTTTTTCGTTGTATCTCTTAGCATCTGTCAGAGTCTTGTTCATGGAGCCGAAGCCGTCTTCATCGTCGTAATAAGCTTTGGATATAGAATCTTCTATAGAAAGCATTCAATATATTAATATCTGACTATAATATTATATATTGATGTTCGAGTTGCTCAAGAAAATAGTGGATAATGTCATAAATTTCTTCCATCACATAAAATGCAACTTATCCTGTTGCTCTTCAGTTGTAAATGTTAAGGTTGTTGAGTTTGTAAGGAAGATAACTCCTCCTGATAATTATAGATCGCGTTTCCCGAAAAATCTTTTTAAATCAAATTAACTTTTTCTCTCTTAATCTTTGTAATCAGATTATTCCAATGTATTTCACTTATAGGACTTTGACTCAGAGTAATCTTTTTTAAATTTCTAATTCGAAAGATATTACAAGGAATCTTAATATCTTCCATGGTTAATCTTCCATTTTCATCAGCACTAAAAAATAATGGCTCATATACATCATACTTATATATATCCTTAATCATCTTAGCACATGGATGCTCGGCGGTGTAATAGAATATCTTGTTCTGTAGCTCAGTTGGTAAGTCTTGAATATTCATATATAATACTATATATTAATAATTATTTAAGTTATTATTAACTTAAATGAATTATTAATATATAAGTTATTCATCAAAGTCTAATATCGGATTTATTTTTACTGAAAATTCTATATCTTTCACGGTTGTAATCTAGTATTCTATACTTTGTAAATCTATTATATTCTCTGTGATATTGTCTGAACTGTTCTATGTTGCTCCTATACCTATCCGATTTTCTCTCTCTTATTTCACTTTTATTTTGTTCATAATATGCCTTCGATTTGTTTTTATAATATTCTTTATTGTTCAAATAATCTTGGCGTGTCTTTTGTAAAATTGCCTCTGCATTCTTCTCATAATATTCCTGGTATCGTTTCTTGTTCATCTGGTAATAAGTTCTAGCATATTCTTTTCTATCCTCTCTACTCATTTAAATATATATAAGCTAATTTAAGTTATATACTTAAATTAACTTATTAATTTTGTATATTTGCTTTTAGTTCATCTATTTGCTTCTGTAGCTGTTTGGCTAAGCACTTTGACGATCTCTTCTGATGGCGAATTAGGCTACTGTCGCTCATGTATTCATTCTGACAATAAGTGCATAATCTTGGTCCCTTGGCTTTTATGACCTCGTGATAATAAGCTAGATTATATTCTTTTGAGTTTTTAGTTTTTGATTTTTTATTTTGTTCTTCCATTATACTTAATATAATATATTTAATAATTCTTTAAGCCATATAATAAATTATGTATCTTTTTTCTTTTGTAATTCTAGATGGCATTTATAACAATGTTTAAACTTGAACTTTATAGTTCTATCACAGCTCTCACATTGCTTTGTTCTACAGTCATTACAAAAAAGCGACGCCAGGCATTCTTTCTTCTTTGAACATTTTTCACATGTATATTTACAATCATTACATCGATCAATGACTCTATTTTTATGAGGTGCTCCGCATTTCCCGCAATTTCTACCGCAATCGGGTAAAAAATGTCTTTTACAACAATTACCAATGACTAAAACATTATCAAAATTTTTAGCTAATTAAGCACTTTTCATCAACTATCCAACACTGCTCACTGATAGCAGTTTTGCAAATACACTGGCTTTGTTTATCAGGCGGCGTAAATCTATCTTCTTCATCTTTGAAACTTAAGATGGAAATAATCTGTCATGGCGACCACTACCACCTATATATTTCCATGATTTAATATCTTCATGAGTTAGATTATGATCCTTCAAACCTTCAATAAATCTTTTGCATACATTCATTATATATATATTATATTATATCAACAAATCTTTAAGCCACTTATAAATTATAGATTTTCAAGCTACCTTTAACTTCCTGATGTTGCAAGAATTACAACACGGTCTGATGTTGTCAATCTCATGCGGGAGGTCATTGTCAATTCTGTCAGCAGTTAGGCTTGACGATACATTGCATCCCTTGAAGGTCGTCTCAAAGGTATCCCGACAGAAATAACAACAATTATCCAGATTATTCTCTAACCATTCAGGCGTGATATAATTCTCATTATCTATCTCCCGACCAGCTTTTTTATCCTGCTCCTTGTATCCTTGGACCTTCTTCTTCAGATATATTTGTAATAATTGCTTGTTAAATTCTACATTTCCGCCTTTGAAGATTAGAACATTATCCAAAGATGTTGCTCTTGTCACCGCTACATAGATCCATTTCCTTAGTTTCAGCTGGTCTTGCTGTTGCTGGAAACGCCAATCAAATATTGTTATCTTATCCTTTATGGTGACGCCCTGCAGTGAGTGCCCAGTGCGACAATATGAATAGATGAAATGCGTCTTTACGATGTCTAGAGGAAGTTCAAAATAAATTGCATAACTTATCATAACATATTCACCCTTGTCTGCGATTACGGTGATCTGGTCGTTCTCATCAATCTGCTCCTTTCTTAAATAATCATATTGAGTATCCTTTAACACTAAGGTTTTACCATTATTATCAATAATCTCATATTTGCAATTATTATTGATGTTATATTTCCCGACGCTTTTAACCTCATCGTCTTTCAGGATTTTGTAAGCTTTGACGCTCCTGAACTTCTTACAGAGTAGAAATTCTCCCACTTCATACTCTGATTTCTTTTTCAATTTCTTCCTAACGCTTACGGATACCTCCTCGGCGATGTTGTTCCTAAATGAAATATTATTTAGGGTTTCTATCTCACTTGTAAATCTGAAATATTTCTTTAATACTTGTAAAACATCCTGGTCCTCATTGAATATATCCTCTTTTAGTTGCACGAGCTTTGCACGGTCTTCATCGTTGTTTAGCCTTTTATTTTTGGTAAAGAACATCTGATTAGGAAATAGGATGCTCATGATATGCTCGGCATATTCTTCATGCTCGAATCTCGATGATAACGGCATAATCGGGTCATTTTGGAAAGTGTCTCCAGTTGCTAGGATGATTTTCTCGGGGTGATTGTTAATATATTTGTAAATCTTGGCTAGGAAATGCAAGTCATTCAGATAAATCTCATCAAAGACTATCACATCAAATTTAGAATCATCAAAAGGTTTAGAACGACTCTCCTCGGTGATACCGCACCCGAAGAACCTATGCACTGTCACGCTGATGATTCCATCATTTAGAATATCTTTGACTAGTTCATTTGATGGGGCGACCATGCATACATTATAGCCGAGCTTTTCTAAATATTTGCACGAGTAGGATTTCCCAGCTCCTGGCACACTAGCTTTGATTAAAACCCGACGGTTATCTATTAATAACTTGCAGATATATTTGTTGTCATACTCATTGGGCGTTTCTAAATGATTTATAACTACTGGCTGGATCTCTATCTGTCTGTTGTCTTGCTTGAACCATTTGCTTGTAGGGTAGATAATATTTGATTTTTTAGATACCCTCCAAGTCCCGAAGCCTTCATCAAATTGTAGGACCGACCATGCTTGATGATAATCCGAGGCTTTAATTGTAAAGGCGTCGGTCTTTACTGAATATACTTTAACTTTGTGCTTCTGTAGCTTTTGATATGACTTATACATAAAATAATTATGGTTTTGCAGGATCATTTCTTTGATATATCTAAAGCCATTAACCATGGTTTGAGTGTCTGATATGGTCAGGACATAATACTTAAGCTTAGCCTTCGCGACTGGCTTCTTATAATCTTTGTAATAGGTAATTGAATATCCAATATCATCATCATCATCATCATTAATGCCACGGTCTAAGATCGAGGCGTATTTAACATATTCACCATCATCCCTTTCATAATATGGCATATGATGATACGACCCCGCCCCGCTATACTTTGGGATAATCTCAAGATCTTCATCGTCAGGGTCAATATTATCTGGGATTCAAATTCGTTCTGCTCAATAATATGGATATTTCCGCCATATTTGAGCTGGTAATGTCTGGCTTCTTCTATAGTATTAAAAACATTACTGTGGCTTTTGGTGTTCTGAGATTTCTCTAATAATCCTATGTTAATATTGGCGATTAGCTTTTTAATTCTCATGTCTTCATCTTCATCTTCACTTATCTTATTGTAGCAATTGTAAAGATCATTTATATGTTGCTTATAATTAACTTTAACTAGCTCGGAGGGCTCCTTATACGCTACAATCTCAAAGTCAAGGTCAGATTTCCCTGAGTTCTTCTCAACGACGAGTTGCCTTAAGATGTAGCCGTAGCAGAGGTTGTTGTCCTTGTTGAAAAATAAATTAGCAGACTTTGAACGAACAGTATATAAAGTGTAGTCGCTTATTTCTTCATTATTGTAAGGCTTGAAAATATCAAAAACATTAAAAACTGGCACTTTGGTTATCTCCCCGAAGGCTGTAGTATAAGCCCTAGAACGATCGATCTCTATCATCTTATGAATTGGCTCATTGGTTTTCTGATTCACTTCTAATTGATTGAGCATTCCTATATTTGCCACGGTTCTGTATTCATCTAGGATCTGTATGTCTTGCTGGTTGTAGTAGGATTTGGTTTTATTGACAAAAATTGCACTATGAAAATCATGCATTGCACGGTTCATATTGTTATAGATGGTTTCACTTTCAACGGCTTCACAGCGTTCTATTGAAGAGGTGACTAGCTGTTGAGACTTGATGACAAAAATTAGACTATTGAACTCTAAAGTGATCATGGTTATTCGACCGCATTCGAATTTGATCAGGGGCGTATAACCGACCTCTTTGAGTTCAAAGAAGATATCATCAATCCTGTCATTGCTAACAACTAAATGGATCTTTTTGCCCTCATGGCTGTTATCCTCTTTCACTTCTTCTTTTACTATATTGAGGATATCTTCAATATTATCAATTTAATCTGCAATAGATAAGCTCAGCGTCCTCATTAATATAGTAGTCGGTGGATGCAGTTAGTTTATATTCTGACTCCTCTTCTTCATCTCATGACTGATTATTACTTGATCTGTATAGGAATCTAGTGTTATGGTTCAATGTGTAAATGTGGTCGTCTTTGGCTAAACAGTATAAAACAGGAATGTGAGGATTTCTTATCTCTGGGTCATACTTGTAAATCATCTTCTTGAATGCATCATATACCCTCACTGGGATTCTGTATTTCTTGAAAAATGGCTCAAATTCTTGGATTGTAAAGCCTTGCTCAATATTGTAATTGGTCATGCCTATAATCTCTAAAATCTTATCTACTGTTATGACATATCTCTGCTGTTTGTTCTGTGATAATAGACCATCACCATATACATCTAGTAATGTATTAATCCAGCACTGATTCTTTTTATGATGTCCCCGCTCGATGGCTTGATATACATAATTCCTTAGACAAGTCCAGCTGGGTAGCTGATATAAGCATTGTAGCAACTGTATGCTTTCAGACGCCCATTTCTCTACTGGTCGCAGGGTTTGCTGGTTTAACCTTGTTCAAAATATGCAATACCATTATAGCAATACCTAACTGAACCAAGTAATATTGTGGGCATAAAAGTTAAGACTAGAAATGAGAAACTATGTTGGAAAAGGAAATACCTGAACATTGCTATAGGCGACAAGGTTAGGCTATACAAAAAGAAAGGACCGCTGGATAAGGAAAGAATCTGGCGTCTGGTCAAAAGACTTGCACGAGGCTCGTGGATATAACAGAAGTCGGAGGGGCAGAAATTTTACAAGATCAAAAACCGAGACCATTTATTCATCCGATCAGATATCCTTTTAGTTCCTAATTAGTAACAGCACACCTTGTCGTAATTCCGTAGTAAGAATTTCTTGAGGTGGGCGATCTCTTATCGGTCAAATCTTGGATATCGTTCTTATTCTGTTCAGGATCCTTATTTCTTTAGCATCGTGCCTCCAGCCGAAGCAACACTGCTTATAAATACATTCTAGCATGGAAATAATCATTCTATATCATAGTTGCAGATAATTAAGTGTATCGCCTTTTTCTTGCTTATTTGATATATCTTCTCATACTCGCCTTTAATATAATCACTGAATAAATATGATAATAAGTTCAATTTATTAATCACCAGCATCACCTTACATTTACAAGTTTTAAAAATTCTATGATATCAACAACTATCTGGGTCATATCTGTATCCCTTATTTGAGATGCATAATTACTATTATCTGAATATAGATAAGGCGGATCCAAAAATAAAAAGGCTTCCTCGTCGTCCTTATACATCTCGAAGATGTCTTTATAATCCCAAGTTAGTTATTTTAGCATTCTCCAGGATGGAGGCTTCCACGGGGTTATAATTGTCATGATTCTTAGGACAACGCCATAACTGACCACGAACGAAATGAGTCTTCCTGATATGTTCCTTGACATGCGGTGAGAGTTCCAGAGAGTCAAAGAACTTCCTGAAGTCTCGCTTCCTTAATTCGAAGTCATCATTATATACTCTATTTAACTCATAGATCACATCGTGGATATGCTCATAATGCTTAAAGGCATAGAATAATGTCTCATCTGTATCATTGATATGAAAATCATATTTATTCCAGTCCTTATAGAAATGCTTAATGACAGCAAAGGAGCCACTGAACGGTTCCACCACTGTTTTAACATTCCAGGGGTAATAAATGCTTAAAGTGCTTCATGTCGGTTTCTTTATTCCCTAATCTGTTGATTATGTTATTATACTTTACCATATTAATTCTTAAAGATAAAATTAATATTCTTATACCTTTTATTAATATCATTCACTGAAGCTTGAATGGTAGGTTTATTCCAGAGGATCCATCGACTATAAAATCCAGGTGTTTTAGGATCTTGCCAGTTCTCATTCTTCTGATGTCTGGCGATATACCTATTCTTTCTCTCCTAGTCCTTATGAAGCGTAAAGTCTGAAAATGCATTTTTCTGACCAAAAGAGACGGTTTTCTTTCCATCAATCACTGCGTCCAGCTTCTTCCCTTTTTTCTGCTCTGTTGTATTACTACCTCCATCATATACTGTTCTGTTAGATCTTTTATATCTCCTGCTGAAAGTTATCACTTGTAGCTCTTTAGTTTTAGGATCAAATAATACACCGCAACAAGGACATATAATTATTTTCTTTTTAGTGTCATTATGGTGATCAACTAAGTCGTCATCAGTAGCTCCTGATGCATCCATATCAAGTTCCACATTTTTAAACACTTTCATTCTCATCATACTTTACTTTATACTATATTTATTTTATTTCAAATCTATCATGCATAACAAACAATGCGTCTAAATGTTTCTTTGTTTTAGAGTGCTTCTATACTGTTTCTAGAATAATTGAGCACCACATACAGGACAGCGTTGTTTTGGCTTTTCTTTACATGGACTGCCTGGTATTTCACATGTTTTTTGACTTTCTACATCCATTTGCGATTATTTAACAATAATATAGAAAATAATTTTAACTTTATATAATATAAATTAGGCTTAAATTTATGAAGCAATTAGCCTAATTCAACATGTTATTTGAGATTTTAGAACCATTTGGATTATTTACATTATTATATAAAATATATGCATATTTATATAATAATGTTAAACTTAAACAAAGTTGGAAAACCATTATGTAGAGTGGATAAAGGTAAATACCATAACATGTTAGTAAGTGTAACAGATCAACAGAATGATAAAGACGATGATACTATAATGAAAGAGTTTAAAAGATTATCTATTTCTAATGAGTCAAAATTTCAATTAGTTCCAGATTTAACTACTGAGCGTCAAATTGTATATATTACAGGACCAAGTGGTTCTGGTAAATCTACTTTCACTAGGAAGTATATAGAAGAATTGAAAAAGAAGAAAAAGAGATACCAATATATTTATTTTCCGCAATAGGTCAAGATGAAAGTTTAGACAGTGTAAATCCGCAACGAATAACCATCGATGAGACTTTAATAGAGGACCCTATAACTTTAGAGGATCTCGCAGATTCTGTTTGCATTTTTGATGATATAGATGTAATTCCTGATAAAAAGCAACGGGAAGCCGTATATAAGATACTCAACCAGTTGTTGGAATGTGGTAGACATACTCGGACATATGTTATCGTGACCAATCATTTGCCCACCAATGGCAAAGATACCAGACGCATTCTCAACGAGAGTCATTGTTTTGTTTATTTTCCTTCATCAGCAAGTGGAAGAATTAAATATTTCTTACAAGAATATCTAGGGTTAGATAAGAATACAATAATTTATATTAAAAAACAGCATACACGATGGTGTTGTATTTTTAAACATTATCCTCAAGTTTATATGCTGAGAGAGAAGTAGGATTACTTAACGAACTTAATCCTGATGAAGATTAAGGATAATTAACCTCTTCCTTCATTCCTGTGTAGTATCTTGTTCTAGCTTCTTTATTGATTAATTTCAAATAATCGTTGATCTTCCTATGTATCCTTTTAATATTAAGATCTTCATTCAATAATTTTAAATTTTGTTCTATCTTTTCCTTTGTTCTATCATCTTGTAATGCTGATATAATAGCTTGATTGCCTGACAAGTTGCACACTTTCTCAGTAAATCTTCCCAATTCAGAGTTGAATACCTGAACATTGAGAGTATCAAAGAACTACCTCACGGTCCACCTTTCTTACCATCAATAACCGCGCCCGTCTTGGAGGCAATCGTCATCCAAGAGTACAGCCACGATGATCCAGCTGCGAAGCAGCAGTCAGGATAGCGACACCAGGCCGATGAGTTGCTTGGCAGGATGCGAGCGCGACCAAGATTTTCTGACGCTCAATGCTCATCAAGCGTCTCCAGTTAAGATTGCATCACTGTCGCACTCGGCAGTTACCTGACGATCGGTGACCAATACGGCAAACTGCTTCGACCACAACTTTAGGAGGCAGTAATGTATCCCCCCATCCACGAGTTCAGGAGCAGGAACGCTGACAGATGACCTGACCATAGACATCAGCATTGATTCATTCCAGGTTTAGCCAAGGAGTGCAGTCGAATGTTTTCCGGAGTTGCAGTGAAGAAGTAGCAACGCCTTGCATTAGCAGCAAAGTGTTCCGTTGCAGGAAGAAGAAGTGACGTTGGACGCTATTGTGTGCCTCGTCAAAGTAGATCGTATCCACATCAATACCAGACTCTTGAATACGATTCAGAGAATTGTAGGTGGTGAAGATGAGTCGATGACGCGTTGTAGTTTGCACTGCCCAATCGTAAATCACATCAGGATTGGTAGTAGATTGGTGGTGAGGTTTCTCCACTGTGAACGTGAAGAATACGAACCATAGGGTCAACAACGTGCTCCAAAAACTCGGCAGAGAGTTGCTCAGCGAGCAGAATACGCGAGAGCAACAACTACAACAGTCTGTGGAGTTTCTGACTGAAACTGACGCAGAGTATCTACAATCATCTTTCAACGTTTTTCCGCCTGCAGTAGGCACAATCACTTGACCTTTGTTGTGCTTTTGCATAGCAGCAACAGCACGATGTTGATGAGGACGAAGAGTAATCACTTGTTCAGAATGTTGTTAAGGTCGTCAATCACACGAGTTCATCGCAGCAACGAGATAACCTGTCGCAAAAGGATAGGTTTTTTCGTAAGCTGTCGCTCTCAGATGAGTCAACATTATAGCAGACGTTGACTGCATCCTGCAAGTCTACTAATTAGACGTTTTAAGGTATCAACCCTCACAGTCACAGTTTCCATAACGTTGTAGTCGATTCTCAAGGTGCTCTCAGAGTGCTTATACTACAGAACACTTTCGAGGTGAGTAACTTTAATAACTCAACCTTTCATAGATTGATGAACTAAACCAAGCAATCTTGTTTCTTTTCCTGTTGGATTTTTGCCGTGAACTTCTTTATAGTCAGCAAATAATTTTGCTTTTCTTTGCCTCAACATTTCACTCTTTGCTTTATTTCTTTCTCGATCTCGTTCTGCTCTTGTTTTTCCAGATGCTTTTTGTGGTTGATCGGTCTGATAGAAACAGTTTCTTTCTTTTTCGTTCTAAAGAGCTCGTGATGCGGTTGTTCGTTGCCCATTCCCCTCTTTTTCTTTGCTTTTCTTTCGCGTCTGCTTTGCGTTGTGCCTCCTTCAGGTGATAATGCAGCAGAACCTCTTTCTCTTTCAGGTTGTTCGAACTCTTGTGGATGTTGGTCTTTGAACACCAATATCTTGCGCGGTTTGTATTCTTTAGCAGGTTCCATTTTCCCCCACCGACGAGCCTTCGTATCTGCGTGCTCTCAGGTTCGAGTTTTCTTACGTTCAGCACCAATACGTCCACACCTTCACCAGTGCGAGCAGGTTTGTGAAGAACTCATCACACTGGCGTCGTATGCTTCTTTAGGATAACCTTTAGAAGTTACGACATTATACTCCTTCTTTCCAGGACCAATATCAGGCCAAGTTTGTGTTCAATAGGTCTTTTAACATAGGTTGAACCTTTTTCTTGCTTCAGTAATAAAGTCCTGGAAGGTTTTCGTCGTTCTTTGGACACTCTTTTTAGCATCTTTGATTGTATCAGTCCGTTTGCTCTACCTTTAGACACACAGACCTTCAGTATAAAATTGACGCACACGTTGAGCGAGTTGCAATTAGAAGAGTCAGTGCTCTTCTACTTGTTGTTGATTTGAAAAATAAAATCTTGTTTCCTCCAAGCAATTTTGGAGACTCTTTTAAGGTGAGAAAGCACGTTCAGAATAGTTTCGGTCATTTACAAAGAGGAGAATTGTAATAGGAACGAAAAACCGAGACAAGAATAATAAACGTTGAAATAACGCCAACCAAACCAAGGAAGGTAACAACATCACCATTAAAATTAGAGCTTACAGGAGTCATAATCAAAAATCAACATTAGAGTTCAAAAAAGCATCAAAAGATTTGTTATCCTCCTCTTCAAGGAGACGTTCATTCATTTCTTCAACAAAATCAAAGGAAGAAAACTCTTCAATTTGCAAATCATCAAAGTGATCCATTTTAGATAAGTTGCTTACACTATAAAGACACTTTGGAGGTGAGCTATTTTAATTCAACGACTCATAATTGTCTTAAGTCTTGATTGTTTTGCTGCTTGTTGTGCTCTTGCTTCTGCGCCAATTTCACTATGAACGTGTTTAATATGTGCTGACTTTTGAGTTGCTTGGCGTCTTGCAATTTGCTTATTATATTCATTCGACTTCATAACTGGGACTTGCTCTAATTGCAAATCCTCTCTTTGACTTACTCTTTTATAATCTTGTCTTATTTGTGCGTGTCTTTCTTTTTGTGCTTGCAGTCTTTGTTTTGATTTAGCAGCAAAATCTTTTCCACGAGTTCTTGATCGTTCATAAGCAGCGGCACGACGAGCAGCAAGTCTTGCAGGTGCTGATGATTGATATGCTAGTTCTCCTGCTCTGTATTGAGATGCAGCATCTTCACAAAACTGCTGAAAGGTTTTCATTATACTTGACTTTTTTAGATATTTATTCTAATATATACTTTGATGTACTACACATCACACACATTACACAGGAGAATACCTATGACACCTTATGAATTACGTTTTGAGATTTTTAAGCAAGCATACAATATGCTACAAGATGATTACAGTATGAAGTTTGAAATAGCACAACGACAAAATCCAGATGGTTTAATCTCAGCAGACTTTGCTGAAAAATATCCAACTTTGAATCAGTTCTGCAACAAGCAGAAGTCATCAATGACTTTGTAAGTTCCAAATAAAACTAAAGGAGGGGATAAAACCCCTCCTTTTTAATCTTTAATATAGGTTTCATCTCTACAAATACTTTTTATGTATTTGTCGAACTTGGCCTTAGGCACATCATTCCAATGACGATGTATTGATATAATATTAACTATTACCCCGCCAATAATAAAAAAGTTAGTGATAATCAGTTGTAAAGCAATCAAAAGACGAATGAGAGCAACACGATCTGCTGTTTTATTGCAGTTTGGATGAGACTTTTCACCAAGAGCACAATAGATGTAATAAAGTAATCCTTTAGACTTCTTCTTCATTTACCAGATTCTTTCAGCAACTTAACTGTGCTCCAATCATCTCTATACACCAAGACACAAATATCGTTTGCTCGATTGTTTCCGACACGAACACAAATTGAGATGTATTCTTCGCAAACAAAACGAACTTCTCCCACCCAATTTTTATGCTGAACGATAATACCCTTGGCAAAAGATGGTTTCATAAATCAAAAATTAACAATCATAATCTTTGACGTATGAGAGCAGTTTAATCTGCTCTTGCAGTTGTAAAATCTCTTGCTGTTGTTCTGTAATCTTTTGTTGCAATTCAGTGATACGTCCTTGATACTGAAACTTAAGTTGGTTGATCATTCTGTTAGTATGTTCAATGTTTTGTGTCACGTTGTAAATGCCTCTACAACTTTTGAGTCTTCATTTTCCAAAAGTGCAAAGCATTATCCTTTACAACATTCACGAAGTTTGCTATAATGCTCTGTCCAAGTTTCATTTCCCATTCAACAACAACATCAAAACATTCTTCATCGTTTTCTGCAACAACTACAAGCAATCCACCATATTCCCATTGGAAATTTGAGGAACAAAATAATCAATTAAATAAAACTTTGTACCATTAACCTCTTTTGTTTAACAGATACATCATAAAAGTTTTGTGGGCAAAAGTCAAGTGTTCGGTTCCTAAACCGTCCATAGTTTATTGGAAACTATTTTTTCTAATGTCAGAGTTTAATTCCAAACATATCTGCTATTTCTTGATTTTTGTATATTTCTGGTGTGTAGATTTCTTATTTCATAAACTTTATTCCAATCAAGTATTGCTCTTCCATTTCTATCACCAGGTAAACCTTTTCTACTTGTATCTTCTCTTACCTTTTCTTTCATTTTCATATCTTTCAATTTCTTCATCAGTTCTTGAATTAATTTATAACCTTTATGTTGTAATCTTTTCCATAAAAAGTTTCATGAACGTGTGCAATATTTAAGTTATTATATCTACAATATTGAGATAGATTTTTAATTTCTTTCATATCAAAGTTGGAGTTTCTACAATCTCCTTTGGCATATACTTTGGCTTGATTCCCCACCTATTGTTGAGTTATATCCATTATTAAATGTGTCCTATGTTCTATCCAGTATATCTCTTTATCATTCAACATATCAAAATCACACTTCTTCAATTACTCCCCATATAAATCCATTTCTTCCCATATTTTTTTAAAGCATTTGCAAATTTATGATTGTAATTTCTACAATCTGCAAAATGCTCTGCAATTCTATAATTCAAATGATTTTTAACTGTCTCTCCAATGTATTTCTTTCCCGTAAAAATACAATGGACACAGTGACTCTTGCCTTGGTGAGACATAACTGCTTCTTAAATTAGGTGACTTAATATTTATACAAGAAAAGGAGCATTTCTGCTCCTCCTCTATCTATAGTGTCACCTAATTAGAGCACAGTATATTAGATTAGTAGAACTCTGCCAAGGTGTGGTCGCAGGTTACCTGGTGTTTCTCTGCAAGTTCGATTGCAGACTTCTTGCCAGAACTCTTCTGCTTCTTTGCTTTGTTCTGCTTGTTGAATCAGTTGTTGAAATACGTTCAGGAATCATTTTTTACTCAGGTAATCAAAGTGTTTGGAAAATAGTGCAAAGAATGCCCAGGCAAATGCTGCTGAAATGATGAGAAACTCTATCATCTTTGATTTTGAGTTGCTTGTTGATTATAGCATATACCTTAAACATTACAGCATCACGTTGGATACAAAATACATTCCAACCAACGATTGCCACCACACCAAGTACAGTTACAATCAGATACTTACGTTCAGTTTGAGTCATACTGCAAGTGCTCCAGAGGGATTTCTTGTTGTTCAAGATAGGTTTCGTGCCAGTCACAGGTATCATAGCACAAGACCAACCTTCGGTTCCCGAGTGATAGACGTAACCAGTACTCTTCGCTGTCCTGAAGATACTCACCCAGGTTCTTATCAAGACAGGGGGGCAATCTTCACCACGGGAAGAGTAGTACAGAGCGACCTTGCTCTACAGTTTCATTGTTGAAACCAGTGTTAGTCCACGCAGAACTCATATCACCACCATCAATCAGTTCAGCAACTTTGTCTTGGTGTTGTAGTGAGTCTTCAGAATACGACCCAACCAGGAAGGATAACCATCCCAATGATGATAGGCAGACAGGACAGAACCATCAGAGAGTTCAAGAGCCGATGCGACTTCTTGTCACAGATCAGGGGTTCCTCAAATCAACAAATGTATTATAGGGTATTCTGCACCTCTTGTGTGGGTGGGTGTGCCAGTTCCTCAACTGCCACAATATCTTTATGTTTTTTTCTACCTTCTTTCCTTTTTGCAACTCTACCTAAACATCCCTTACTATAACCATTACTTACACCAATTAGACAATCCACACATTACAGTTCTCTGCCATCAGCAAAAGTTAATTTCCACCATTTAGACTGCCCATTACCTTCACCAATTATTTTTTCCTAACTTCCTCTTGAATTGGTTTCCTTTATTCCAAGGTTCCTTCCCCCATCTTGGTTATTTTTCACCTTTTAAGTTTCTCACTCACTCTTTTCTTATATTCTTCAGTTTTCATATGATGTTTATCTCCATAGATTTTAGGAGGAGCATTGCCACCATCAGCAACATTCATCAATATGCCAGTCCCATCACACTTTTTACCAAACACTGCAATCATATAGATTTCGTGCCTAAATGCTTCTTCTTCAGTTAGGTTCTGTTTTAATTTTATTATTCTACTTCTATCTTTTGGTGGTTTGCAATTCTTTCCATACTTATAATACCATCTTTTTCCTTTCCCTTTACCAATATAATAAGGTGTTCCATCTTCACGCAAATAGCAGTTAAGTGTAGTATTCCATCTGCTTTAATCGTGGTTATACTTATTTATAATAAAAAAGGAGCATTTCTGCTCCCCTTTGCTTAAACAACCACGATTAAGCATTATATTAGATAAAGCATCAAAGGGCACCTTACAAGATCTCTTGTGCCAGTTCTAGGTGTCACATCGAAAGTCAAGATACTCTTCGATTGCTTATCAATCTTCTGTGAGAGTGAAGTCGGAGGAAGAATTGAATTGACTTCACCAATATCACACTGGTAATAATCACAGTTTGATCTCAATCATCGCACCATCTGCACCCTCTTGATACAGTGAACGTGCAACTTCATCTTCCAGAACAACAACCCGACGTGCTGTCAAATCAAGAACCAAAAGATAATCGTAAGTAGATCTTTTGAAATCCTCTACAGTTTTCTTTTCGGATAAAAAACTTGACCTTGAACTTTTTAGTTGCGTGAATATCTTTGCGTTTGTAAAAAAGATTCTGCCCCATCTTCATCTCAATTTTGATGAAGCTTTCCAGTCTCATCTTCCCAAATAAAATCATAACCAGTCTTATCAACTCTAACAAGATCAGAAAACTCCGCAAGTGCTTTTTCTAATACGGCGGTGGCACCGGGCAAAAGTTGTCTGCATTTGAAGAGAATCCTCTGTCAGAGTAAAGTAGAATCTACAACTCCCAAAAACTTTGTTCCAGTTCACACCAGTTTCAAGATGATCAATGAGATGTGTCAAAATAGTAAATGAGTTTCATTATAGGAACACTTTAAAGGTGAGCTATTTTTAATTCAACCACCTTTTTCTCTCAAACTTCTTACCAGATATTCAGTAAATGCTTCCATTTTCTGGATGCAACTTGTGAAATATCATAATCGATTGCATTTTTGATTGCAGTCATATCTTTCCACTCATCATTATTCAGATTTTTCTGAGTGTTTGGATGAATGTGACATAAGTTTTTGCTCCCGTGATTATCTTGAAATCCTAACATATATTTTCATTATTATGTATGGCATTTAATAATCTCTTCGGGATTGCTTTACATTAGCTTAATTTTTATCAAAGAAGGTGCCAAATGATCCAGAATCTCCTGGTTTGCGGTTTTCAAGTTTATCTATGAATTGCATCAGTGCTTTGAAGTGATTCAATGCGATGTATAAGATCAGCAATGACTGAACAAACCATAGGACGTTCTTGGCGTGCTAGCATATGCAAGTGCATTCCTAAGTGATGCTTCTGCTTCCTTCAGTGATTCTTCAACTGATTGTGATAGAGCCATCAGCACTCCTAATTTTACGTGGTTTGTTACTTTACGCAATGTATATGTTCCGTCAGTATTATCAACCCATTCCACAGTATCTCCTTCTTTAAGATTTGCTGCATCAAGTAAATCATCGGGAACTGAACAAAATACTCACCACTTGCATCTGCTTCAACAGGAAGTTGCCATTTCACGACTTTATCTTTTTTAACGTTCTTCTGGGTAGTAATATTCTTCCCAAAGTCATTCCACGCACCTTGACATTCTGGTGATGTATCATCTTTATCACAGGATAAAGATTCGTTTGCAATTTGATATTCTAAATCACTGTGTCCCCAAGGACGCATACCGTCATCTTTGCCCTCATAATACTCTCTTTCTCTCAAAACTTCTTTGACATAATCATCATATGCTTCAATGTGCCCCTTACCGTTACCATTCAACAGTGCTCAGAAGTTCATATCAACGACTCAGTGTGATACTTGAAGTAATGATAGATTCTCAATCTACAGACTTCTAATAACAGTCATAAATTTCCTGTGGTGATGCTTCTGATGATAAAACTGCATTATCCACCCATTCTTTAAGTTGTTCGAGTGAATACTTTTGTACATCAAAGTCAGTCATAATTAAAACCAAGAACCTTTCAATGATTTGTGAGATTGTTTCATTGCCTTATAGAGTTTTTTAATCTCCGTATAGGCATCTTCAACACTCATCTTACCACCGATTGCCAGGTTCGTCAAGTAGGAGACGTGATGTGAGAAGTTATTGAGATTGTTGATTGTTGCAATATCCAGAAAACTCATCTCTGCATCTGGATTGATTGGTGGCATTGGATACAAAAACTCTTCTTTTGCTTGTTTGGGTGTTGTCATTTATCCAAAGAGAATTGACTTATAGTATAGGGTTCTGATGCCAAGATGTCAATACGAGCATCCAGTGCTCTTACATTTTCCATCAGTTCATAGATGAGATTTGTGTTTTCAATGTTTTCTTCTTCCAGTCTTTTAATATCTTCCAGAGCACCTTGATATTTCTCTTGAAGTTCTTCGATTAAATCAAGAAGATTTTGATTGCTTTCCATATTTTTGATAATAACGTTGATATGCCATAAATCGTTGAATTGAAGGAGTTACATTGAGACTTTCGCAGCACCTACAATACGATAGAAACTCATACCGAGGACTTGTGAAGTCTAGTGTCATTCATACTTTCTCAAAACAAACACTATTAAACTTACCATAAACACCACGAAGAGATAGTTTTGTGTGTTGTGAATGAACTTCTACCTTTTCGACATAAAAGCATGTCTCCTTGAAACAAAAGTCCATTTGGATCGTCATTATTGCCCCATCTTACTTGTTCTGGAGTGCATCCAATAAATCTTGCTGCATCTCCTGCCTTAAAGTGTTCCATCTTGAATGGATATGGCATCATTATTTAGATTTGTCAGGGCGATTAAAGTTTCAATCGGCATCCAAGTTTTTGGTGCTCCACTAATATCAACCTGAACTTCTGTGACTATTCTTTTTAGTTCCTTATCGTACTTTTCTCTTGTTTGTTTTATTAGACTGATTGGGTTCTCCATCACGATAAATGATTTTGATTTTTCTTTTATCTAGTTTAGAACGATTGAGATGTTTTTGCAAGTCATAATCATCACGAAACCAACACACTCTATTTTCTTCTTTGATTTCCAATCGAACGGGCATTGAAGGATAGGGAAATAGTTGGGGTTCAATCATTCTGGGATCTCCATTCTTTTCTCATTCTAGCATATTCAGGATCATTGGCAACCCTGTCCCGTATGTTCTTAAATACCATCGCAGCCATTGCCTTAACCGATGTAAGTGCGTCGGTTTCCTGGTCCGTATGGAACCATCTTGATGATATTTTTTTCCGTCCTTATGATTCGCATACCTTCTGGCGCGAGTGAATCCCATTTCAAGGAACTTCCGTGCCATATCCATTCCAATGAAATCTTTCTGTCGTTTGTAATCACAATACATTTCGTATATCTTATGAGAAGATTTACGAGCAGTATCCACATTTACGAACCTCCAGTGTTTGCAAATATCATTAGTATAAGGCCGAACCAATAGAACTCCTTGTTCACCCCTTCCAATGCGATAAAGTTTACGATTTTCTGGAAGTGTGAAGTCCAGAACTTTATAGTCCAAGGCATAATCAAACTCTTTCATCGTTGTCCTGTAACATCCTCATAATCTTGTAGTTTACCATACCTGAAGTGAACACGGAATGGGCCAATCTTCCATTTCCCTCCCAAGTAGCAGGGTAGATTTCAATATATTTTGTAATAGGATGAACGTGATACTTTCCGTGCTGTCCCGTAGGTATCCATTCATAGTTTAGAAACAAATGTTTATCACTATATCGTGGATCGTCTTCTTCAATAGTCTCAAATGTAGATGTTCCTTTATAATCCCCACACCACAAATAACCATCTGGAGAAATCCAAAAATGCGTCATTGTGCCACTAATACCATAATCCTCGATGTCTTTAGTATGACACTCCACGTTTGTAAACTGTTCTCCTAAATCATATGAAGATTTTAGATAATCAAACATACCCATTATACAAATCCTCTTGACTTTTGTTTAATATCTAGCACCTCGACGTGACTTAAAAGTTTCCAGTGCGATTCCACCATAAAACCTGCACGTCTTCATAGTTATCAAATGTTTGACTGAGTTCCGTCATTATACACCACTTTGTAGTGATGACGAAGATAAGGTTTCATTTGATGTTTGTTTGAAGATTTTTAGTTCTTCGGTGTCGTGAGAAGAATCCATAACCATAGTTCTAAAACAACCAGAATAGTAAGTTCAACGATGACAGGTGGAAAGTTCATTTAGGACAATACAAAAAGTATTTGTATTCGGCAAGTTGTGAATTAGTCCATTGTAGCAAATCGCACCCTTTGTAGTGATCCACAACCTCAAAGGTTGATTGTGATTTTTCTGGTTGTGAGTTGCTATGTGAAGCAGCAAGTCCTAATATCATAAGTGCCGCAACAGCCACAACACCAATCAGTAGAATAACATATTCATTAAATCTGTTCATTATCAATCCTCCCAGGGGGCTTTCTTTGAAGTAGTTTAGCAATATTTTCGTTGTATTGTGGCGGTTCATTTAGTCGTTCTACAAGGGCATCAAAGTCCTTT